TACGCCGCCGCCGCCAACGCCGCCGCCGCCGCCAACGCCGCCGCCTACGCCGCCGACGCCAACGCCGCCGCCGCCGCCAACGCCGCCGCCTACGCCGCCGACGCCAACGCCGCCGCCGCCGCCGCCAACGCCGCCGCCGACGAATCCAAACATCCTAAAGACTTCTATTTCAATCTCTCGGCGTCGCTGGCACTGGAAACGCTCAGGGAGTTGAAAAGTCCGGGGGTGGCGTTGCTCAAGAAGAAAAGAGGCCGCAAATGACGCAGTCGCAAAAGTACGCGAAGCGAGGACACGAGAGAGGGCCGGACCATCCTCAACCTGGAGGAGCTGGTGGAGGGGATGTTGTCGCCAGCGTTGTCCGAAGACTGTAATCGAATTGACGCGGTGCATGGAACGCCGCTGCCAGTCGAAGCGGAATCCGAGCAGGAATTTGAGAGGCGAACGCGATGACCTACATTGAGATGACAGCTTCACGTTGGCTAGAGAAGGCGCGGGAGCATCAGGTTAAGCTGCGCAAGTTGATAGCGGATTACCATCCATCGGCCCGGCGTCCGGCGGCATTGAAACGGGAAGCCGTATTGATGACTGATGGCGAAGCAGTAATAGTGGACGCAGCCACGATGCCGATTACGGCTCCAGCGGCAGAGCAGGCGTGCCAGCATGTGCGAACACAGATTCGCAAGGAGGAGCCGGACGACCCACTTACCCGTTGGGATAGAGCTATTACCAGTGGCGATATTGGCGAGATTGATTCCCTGCTCAATGGTGCGTGGTTCGGGGTTCCTGAGTCAACAGGATGCTGGAATATCCCCGGATTCAACGAGGCGGTGGATTTGATGGACGATCCACCAATGGAGCCAGAGCGATGATCCCCCCAATCGAAGCACAGGCGATCCTCGACCGCCGGCACAACTGGGAGCAGCCCTCGCGCTGGCAGCGTGTCCTAAGCTGGCTGGGCGGACTGGCGATCTCACTGGCGTGCTGGGCAGTGATGGCGTGGGCGTGGTTTGGGCGCTAAGAGGAAGGCGGTGAGGACATGAGCGGGGAACGGGAAGTTAGAGCACTCGAAGCTGACAAGTTCATGAACGAGTTCAAGGATTCGCCCGAATGGAAGGTCGAGAATAAGAATCCATTTCGCTGGCCGCATACCTTTGCCGCGAAGTGTGCCGCCGCCTTCGCCCGCCGTCAGGTAGTCGAGGAACTGCGAAGGCTAGCGGGCGTTACTCACGGTATGGGATTCAAGCAACCGATTGCCGTTGAAGATTGGCTGAGACTTCGGGCCAACGAGATCGAGGCCGAGCCATGATTTCAGTCGCAGCTAAAGACCGCGAGGGAATTGCAGGTACCAGTATGACGGCCAAGGCGCACCAAGGAGGAAAGTGATGATGGACGATAAGCCATATCAGGATTACGTGAAGCAGGCGCAGCACTATTTAGCAATCGGCAACGATAAGATTTATCTGTTCAATGATAGCGCGGAGCCGCCTTGGGACATTGCTACACACTGTGAACCAGGAGGAAGCCACAGACTCGACATCAGCACCAGTGTGCGATTCTCAGGCAAGCATCCTTGTGGTCTAACGTTCTCGTGGACATTTGATATTGAACCGCGATCTGCGAACGGTTCAGGGCGTTACCACGTTGATGCAGAATCCATCCAGCGAGTATTGGCGAAGATCAAGGAACCGGCCCGGCAACAATTCTGCGACTATCTCATCGACTGCGCGGCGACGATCGAGAAACGGGCCGATGAATACCAGAAAGAAGCCAGCGCGCAGTATGGACAAGCCAGCGCACTACGAGCCGCAACGAGAGTATGACGACCAAGGCGCAAACGCGAAGCCAAGAGCTAGAGTTAATCGATGTGGAAACGGTCGCATAGGGGAGTCAGGCCGTCCCCGGCACCCTGTCACGGTGTAGATCGCGGGTTCAAATCCCGCTGCGACCGCCAGATTTGAGTTGGAGGCGCGGGAGCGCAAGGAGGCTGAGTAATGGCAATGACTATCAAGGTACAGGTGGAGATTTATCGCGAAGGTGAAGTCGAGCCTGACGAATGTCGATGGCTTGAACTGTCGCGGGACGAGGAAGCTGACGAGATGCTCATTATTCGATTGCCGGATGGCCGAACCAGCATAACCGTTGGGACGGATGAGTTACTCGCCGGAGTTGCCGCGATCAAGCAGCACATTTAACAATCGGGGAGCGCAAGGAGGGACAGTGAACTACAAAGAATACCAGAAGCATCAGCAGAAGGTGGCCACTGACGATTCGCCTTACTTTCAGTGTCCGTGCGAGAGATGCGCCCACTATCGGGCTGTATTTGCGGACGAATTAGAGAGGGAGCGCAAGGAGGGGTAATGGCGAAGTGGATTAAATTTGAGCCCTTTCTGCATGTCGAGGGCCGCAAGACGGTAATCTGGCGCGTGATTAGTACGTCCGACATTGGCGTCCTACTCGGCGATATTCGCTGGTATGGCCGCTGGCGCAGATACTGTTTCTTTCCAAACAATGACTTGGCGCTGGTCTTCGAGCAAGATTGCTTGCGCGACATCGCCCAATTCTGCGAAGACCAAACCAAGTTGCATCGACAGAAACCGAAAGCAGGGGACTGAAATGAAGACTCTGTGCGGGTTCGCCGGGAGGGAAAGATGTACTGGCGCGAGGTAAGTAAGTGCGACCGAACAGCTATCACGTTCGCGGCTCCGCACTACAGCATCGCCAAGCCGCTCTCGGCAGAATTGGGGCCACCCGGCCAGAAGATTGTTCTCTTCGGGGAAGATGGTCGCGCACTCTGGGGCAGTCATCGGCCTGCGCCGTGGGCATTACGAACGCACGGAGTCAAGCGAATGGATAGTTTCACGGGGCACAACTGCTTTATCTTTCGCAATGATGGTGGGCCGCAAAGCTCAGACATCATCCGACAGGCAGTAGCAATTACAGCGATTGAATGGAACCTAGCGCCATTTATCACCTATGTGGCGATTGATAAGGTTAGGCGGAAACGTGACCCCGGCAGGTGCTTCATCAAGGCTGGATTCCGTAAAGTCAGTCGCAAGGAAAAGACGAAACACGGGCCAATGCTGCGGTTTGAGATGGGACTGGACGAGGTTAGAACCTGTGTTCAAGAATTTATTCGTGGAAACTGATATGAGACTTCTGTGCGCGTTCGTGGTGCTCTCGGGAATGGCTATGGGGCAACGTTTCCCAGGTTGCCTGTCCTTCATTCCGTCTGACTGGCATGTCGATAATGTTACCGTCGATTGCGAGAAGAAAACGATCTCGGGCCTGCCGCCCGTTATTGCGCTTAACAGGAAAGTCGAGCCAGAGAATGTCCCGGCGATCCGCGTGAAAGACTACTGCTACATCGAGGGCGGATTAACGCCGGAGGATTGGAAGAAATCGCCGCACCCTAGCTTTGCTTCCACTTTGAAAATTAAATGCCGGGCCGAGAAATGAATTGCCAACTATGTAACAAATATTCGAATGGTCGTCCATATTGCCCTCCGTGTGACCGCCTGGTCGCAGCCGCCGAGAAAGAATTCGAGCAGTGGTGGGCAGCAAAAGCGTGGAGTCGCGGCAGAATGCGGGCCGCGTATAGAAATGTAGCACGGGCAAGTTGGATGGCAGCACACCCTATTAAATTGTTGCATAAGCGCGTGGAGAAACTGGAAAAGGGGGCCAACCGATGACAACTGAGCGCGGCGAGGGCTGGCGGACACTGGCCAAGAAGGCGATGGCGATTTCGAGTTTTCCTGAGCGCGATTACGCAATGATGTCGGTAGATCAGGTGGCCGACATTTTGAAGCTGGTGGCGAAGATCGTCTGGCTCCGTGAGCGCGATGATGCAGGAATGGGCTGTTCGTTTCCCAACGACGAACTGCTGGCCGCTATTTCCGAGAAGCTAAAGGAGGAATGTAATGGACTTCATTAGTAGCAATGTATTTGACACTTCGCAGTATTTTACGGCCAAAAATGAGCAGGGCCAGATCGTTGCTCAGATTGTCCGCAATGATTCGCCGACAGCTCCATCAAACTTTTGGGGCTATCGTATGTTGATACCCGGACTCGGAGGAAAATCGCAGGGTAAGCACCTGCGGAGATTTGGGCCATTTGGCAGTTTCGACGAGGTGAAAAAAGCTATCGAGGACGACTTCGCTATTTCCGAGAAGCTGGAGGGAAGATGATTCAGGGTACGGTAACGTCAAATTACACTTGGGCGATTGAATGGACATACGCATGGGAGTTTGGAGTAGATTTATGGGGCGCAGTCATGACCCCGGAGACGAGCGGGAAGCTGGAGGGAAGATCGTGAGCCAAATAGCTGGTATTGCGCTGATGGTTGACCCGCTTATGCCGAAGGATGAATTTTGGATTATCCGCACCGGCAGAAGCGAGACGTTTCGTGTCCACGAAGGGCCGCAAGCTGGAGAAGACCTAACCGTGTGGCTATCGAAACCGTGGATAGTAAAAGTATTCAATCTGGGAGTCTAGCCATGACCCCGACGAGCGAGAAGGGAAGCAAGCCGCCAGCACGATGCAAAGATTGCGGCGGCCGGTTGATTGTAACCAAGTGCGGCACTACGCACGTATCGGTGCAGGCTTTGATTAAGTGCCAGCAGAAAGCAGGACGGTGAGCCATGAAGAACGAAGCACCGCAGAGCGAGAAGGGAAGCAAACCATGACACCCGACAGTTTAAGTGAGGGCGTTTATATTGCACTAGGCTGTTGGTTTGTGATTATGGTTACGCTGGAGGTGCTGTTTCGCCGAGCGGTTAACCGAACCATCCGGCAGGTAGACCGCTGGCAGCACAGGAACAACCTACAGAGGGCAGCAAACGCAGGTGAATCGGCCATAGAGTTCCATGCGATGCAATGCACCTACTGCGGCGGGTTCCACTCAGAAGACGACTGGGAATGCCCGGTGCGCGAAATTCATCTGGCAGCGGTGATCTACCACCGCTTACAAAGAGAGTTCTCATTGCGCAAGCCTCGGGCAGAGTGAGGGAAGCTGAGCGGCAACCCTATTCATTTTCGACAGGGTCATGGTACTGGCACGTTAATTCGCAAGAGTTGCTAGGTGCCGATACTCAGGAGGAACTGCTGGCCGCTATTTCCGGGAAGCTAAAGGAGGGTAAGTATGGAAGTTAACAAGCAACGTGACCGGGACTGTTTCGCAAAGGCAGTCTCACGAGATCAATTGACATTCACCGTAGTTGAGCAGGATATGAGTTCCTCGAAAGTGATCTGCGAATGGATCAAGGAAAACATTGAGACGTGCCCTGCCGAGAAATTAGAACACGCTTTGGCCGTTGCAATCAAGATGCGAGAATATCCGAAGCGCAAGCACGCGGATTGAGGAAACCGCTATTTCCGGGAAGCTGGAGGGAAGATGACTGCGGAAGAAATCAGAAGGTGGGACAAATTATTCGACGATAAAAGCGTGACGGCGGAGACGGCGAGGGCACGAGCGCGGATAGAAATTGCTGCCCAACTGGCAACATTAAACGAGAATTTGATTAAACTCATTGAAAGGTTGAGGCGCCATCCTGAATGCGAAGGCTGGAAGCCCTCCGTCCCCGCCGAGCCAGCTACTTGCCCGACGGAAGTAAGTTGTCTAACGTGCGGAAGACTGTTTCCGGATGATGGCCATTGTTCTTACTGCAATCCGCGCATCGCGGAAGCAACCGCTCCCCGCCCACTCGCGCCTCAATTCACTTGGAGATGTATCGACCCATATCGCGCACAGTGTCCGGTTGTAATTCAGACGCACCAGGACTTTCATATCAACGAACGCCCTGTTTGCGCGCTTTGCAACGCCGAAATGTTCCGAGACAAGGCCGGCGATAAAGTTTCTGAGGGGCCGGAGACGCCTGTATCTCACTCCGTGGTTGCTGGTGACAACACTGCGGCTCCAACACCGCAGTCCCCTCAGATTGTCTCAGATTGTCTCAGAGGGACGTTATGCGATTGATCGCCCATGCTCAGCCTGCGGAGACGGGGACACGGAGATGAAACATCACACCCATCACGCTCCGTTCCGGATGCCGCTCGAAGGGCCAGACGCCGATTTGCCGCAAGCCGCTTGTCCTGATTGTCCTCATCCGGCGCACGAGTACGTGTGTAGCATGCAGGTGAACGGGGTGTACTGCTATTGCGGCGTAAAGACTAAATTACCCGCTCCCGCGAAGCCCGGGCGCATCGCGGAAGAGGCCGCTCCCCCGGACGTAATTTCGTTAGCCCAAGGATTCGCCATGAGAGTAATCGATTACTTTGGCACTGGGCCAATTGACCCCAAACTGGATGTTGATATTTTCCTGCGGCAGAAAGCTTATGAGTTGCGCGATGCCTGTCAGAAGGCCGGGGCTTGCGCTGTGACGCTCTCCAGTCACGGCGATTACCGGAAAACAGACTGTGAGAATTGCGGAAGGATGCGTGTCGAGAAAGACGGCATCTGCGAAAAGTGCAAATGGAACAATGACACACACCAGCTCTCCAGTGAGCCTAACGTTGATTGGGAGAAGACCGCCGCATCTCGCGGTAAGCAAGTGCAAGAGTTGGAGGAGGAACTTATCGCCCTTCGTGGAAGTTTCTGCCCACCCCACCTCCAATTGTTCAACGATGGCCACTTAGAGCCACTTGATAATTGCGTTGTTTGTATCCGAAATGAGCGAGATGAATTACGGCGATTCTATGGGGCCGAATCTACCGCTGAGACGCCCCAGATAGATAAATGTTCCGAGTGTGGAGTGCGCCGCGATAATCACCGTTACCACCGATTCCGTAAGAACGGTTATGCAAAGTGTGGGAACTGTGGTGCTTCTTGGAATGCGAAGATTGAAATCTGCCCTAAGTGTGGAGATGTCCCTAAATTCCCCGAAGCGATACCACGAGACATCGCATCCCCCGCGCCAGCTGCCACGCCCGATCACGAAACGATTGAAGCTAACTTGTCTGACGTTGCTCGGAAGTGTTTCGATGCCTACGACATGTATAAGAATGCTTGGTTACGCGAGATGGGTGGCGTAATTCGCCCTAAATGGCACGAGATTGACGGCTTCGTACTGCGGATGCGCGATATTTATCAGAAAGCGCAGTGTGTAGACCGCATCAAGCAAATCATGTCGAAGGAACTGAAACGTGAAGGCGCAACCAAAGACAGTCTATTCGATGCTGTGTTCAAATTTCTCGCGGAGGATGGTCATGACGAAGTTCCAACAAACTGAGGCGGCTTCCACGCCCGAATTGTGCTACAAGGCGATAACGTATCACCTGATTGCGGGAGCCTCAAGCTATGCCTGCATGTTGCCCAAAGGCCACGAAGGCGAGTGCCAACCGGGCGGCAACTGCTTCAAGCATGGGAAATATGTCGGTGCTACTCGGTGCCCCAAATGGCCCGATTGCGCGACGCCCCCAATTCAGCGGCCTCCCTGGAGAGGATGAGCGCGATGGAAACGAAATCTCAACTTTTGCTGCGAATGGCCGCGTGGATGAAAGAGCATCTGCATGAGCACGCAGAGACGGATGAACTTTGCGGAGAGTGTACGGCTTGGGAGTGTGCTGCGCGTCATCTCCGGCTAGAGGCCGGGAATATGCCACTCCGGGAACTAGCCGATAAGGTCGTCACTACCCGAACCAAGTGGCTTGAACAACACGGTGTGCCAATTTCCCCAGAGTTCTCGGAGTTCGCCGAAGCGATTGGTAATCTCGTGGATGCCGCCTACTGTGGAGCCTCTCCCGACCAAAATATACACCTGACGGAAATGACGACTCGCGCTCATGGAGCCGAAGCACGCCTCGAAGCTGCCGAGAAGGAACTGGCCGCTGCGTGGAAGGATGCCAGCATGGAATTGCCGGACGAAGACGAACTGGTATTGATTGCGGTGCGCTGTGAAGCTGAAGGCCACGATGATGTTACGCAGCGATGGGAGGAAGTTCACAGCGGCACCATTTACCGAGCCGACACGACGAGACAGTTAATTGCGGTCACCGAGGATAGCGTTGAGTACTCTGACGATGAAGTGTTGGGCTGGCAACCGCTTCCTCCCGCTCCGTCACAGGGAAAGGAAAAGGCATGAGCCGCGCCGCGAGTAAGAAGCGAATTGTCCATCGCAATAACCTCGGTTGCGTTTTGCGATGCTGGCGACTGATGAAAGACCTCGGTCTGCGCGACGCCGCCAAGCAAATCGGCATCGGTGGGGCCACCTTGATGCGAATCGAGCAGGGACGCGAACCGGACTTCCGCACTGTGATGCGGATTCTTAAGTGGTTAGAGCGGAGCGAAACCAATCAACTCAGGGGAGGGAAGGAACGAAGATGACGCTGAGTGACGCAACGAAGCAGCACATCTCGGAATTGCGTCTGCCATTCTGGGCTGATCCTGAATCTCACATTGAACTGTATTTGGTTCACGATCCTCAACTGGGATGGCTGCATGGCCCTTGGGTAAAACTCTATGATCGTCACGCGCAGGCCGCATTGGGAATGGAGTGCCCACAGGTGCTACTAGTAACTATATTCTTAGACGAAAATAGATGGGAGAAATTCGAGTCGGCCGGGAGGACATCGTGAGCCAAGGAGAGAGCGGACACGCGACACGTTTCGCGACACGCCCTTGTCGCGTTTCTTGTCGCGTTTTGTCACAATTTTTCTGTAAGTTATTGAAAATAATCAAAACTCATGTCGCGACTTATGTCGCAAACACGTGCGGCGACAACAAACCCACACTCTATAAGAGTGTGGTTTGTCGCGTGTCGTAAAACCTACTGAACCTTGTCGCGTTTTTTAGCTCGTTGGGCAGTTCTGAGATTGCACTTCATGGCTCGCGCTACCTCGGCGGGGGTAGCAAGCGGATGGTCGATCAAATACTCCGCAGCGCGTTCCTGGATGGTTGAGGCGTGGTATTCGACCTTAGTGACCAGCTTCCCTTCGGTTTTTAGGACCAGATCGAAAGACGGAAGTTCGTTGCCCATCTTTGAATCGACCTGAACCGTGATGATCGTACCGTGCTGGCTAATGGTTTTCTCAAAGTGCATCAGGGTAAGGAAGTTTGCGGCTTGGGTCACGGTGCCGGCAGCGCGCTTGTTTTCCATATTCCACGGAGAATGGGTAATTACCGTGATAGGCGCCCTTCTGGATACCCTGACAAAGACTGCGTTGACCGGCCCCATATCGGACTGCTCTTTCCAGTCCCGGCCACCTAGTAGCCCTTGGAGAGTCGAAAGTACCATCCAGTCCGGCTTTACCTGGTCGATCAGTGTCATCAACTTGGCTTCCGCGTCCGTCAGGTTAAACGGGCCTGTCGCAGCTAAAGTAAAGCTACACCCCTCTCTGAGCGGCGGCAGCCCCTTGGCGAGCTGCTGGACGCGGGATTCGACCAGTATTTGAGGGTCTTCAGTCTCGACGTAGAGCACCCTTTTCACGTTTGGGCAGGCAAAGTGTCCCCAGACAGTATGAGTAGTCACCGATTCAAGGGCCGCATAAAGCCAGTTGAGGCTTTTACAGGCATGGGGAAGGCCACTGACCAGAGTGCCAGACTGCTCAAGCAGCAGTCCTTCAATGATCCATTTGGGCTGAATCAGAGGCTTATTTTTGATTTCGTCGAGGGTGGATAACAGCCAGTGGTCTGGTATCTTCGCGTCAAATGGCGAATTCGACATAAGTTCTGTGCTCTCCTCAAAAGAGCTGGCGGGGAAGTTTTGAGGCCTTCCCCGCCAAGGGAGGGCTGTGGGAGCAGCCATCACGGATTGACTCCCCCAGTATACCCATGCGGCAACCGTTCGCAAGCAGTTTTACGTTCAAGTTCGAGCGAAGCGAGAAGGGAACCAGGTTTATCCACGGATTTATTTCAGAAAAGACTTGACAAGCTATTACTAAGCGCATATTGTGGCTTTCGTGAAACCGAAACAGTGCAAGTTCAGCAAGTGTAGGAACTGGTTTATTCCAGAAAAAAGAACCCAGCGGTACTGCTCGGCCAATCATCGCAACCGGGCTGGGCAGGAGCGGCTGAGAAAGCGAGCGAGGGCAAAATGAGTCTCAACGTCAAGTTGCTGAGGAAGATCAAGAAGCACATTCTCAAAGAACCGCGCCGATTCTTTATGTACGACGTGATTCAGACTGGGCAACCACGTAAGGAAACTTACACAGATGATAGAGGTAAACAGGTCAAATTTCCTTCGTGTGGTACTGCCGCCTGCATTGCGGGATGGGCCTGCGTGCTCAATCAAGCACCAGTGAGCATGCGGGAGGCTGAATACCTCCTTGGAATAAACGGCCAAGAGGGAACAAATCTTTTTCTGGTGGATTTCTGGCCGCAGCCATTTCAGGATAAGTTCAACAATGCGAAAACCGGGATTGTGCGCGCCAAGATTGCCGCTGCCCGTATCGACCACTTCATCCAGACCAAGGGGGCCAAATGACTTCCTCTCAATTCCAGCAAATCTCGCTCGAACTCGATACCGGCCTCTCCAGGCTGCGCCATGAGATCGCCCAGCGGGGAGAGGACAACTTTGACCCTTATCTGTTCGCTCAGGGACTGCTGCTGAAGCTGCGGGTGGCCTTCCATTTGATCGGGAAGCAACTGCTCGAACAACGGGAGACCGTTTCCGATCTTCAGTACCAGAATGAGCAGTGGATGGGTCAGATATGGCCAAAGGAGATGAATTGTGTCGAAACCGAAATTCTGTGAAGTCGTGATTCCACCAGCGGGAGCCAGCGTGTTTCCGTCGCACTCTCTTGCCGGATACAACGTGTGTTCGGACTACGAAGGCGATGCTGGTCGCCATCTCTTTTTTCGCAAGCCTGAGTCTGTCGCTGCTCCCAAAACGAGAAAGCCGCGAGCGAAGAAAGCTACTCCTTATAACCCAGTACATGGAGAGCCTGCTGGCTACTGAAAATGACCGTTTCCTTTACTATCCCCGGCACTCCCAAGGCCAAAGCCAGACATCGTACCGTCTGCTTATTGCGCTGCCCCGCCTGCCAGCGGCAGACGATGGGGTCGCACTGGGAGTGTCCGCATTGCGGCCACAAGGGGCTGACGTTCATAAAGAATGAAAACTACGCCGATACCGACCAGAAAAATTATGAGCGTTTCGGCGCGATGTGCGCCCAGCAGGGCATGATTGGCAGTGAAAAATTCGTCGGCCCCTCGCAGGTCACCTGCACGTTTCTGTTCGGTATTCCGAAAACTGGGGCCAACAGCAAGAAGCAAGAAGGCGACTGGCACACGCAGCGGCCCGATGTGGACAACTGCAAAAAAAGCGTGCTGGATTTTTGTAACGCGCTGGTTTGGGCGGATGACTGCATTATTGCCCGGATTGTCGGAGAGAAGCGATGGACACTAGGAGTGCCACAGACTTTGGTGACAGTGCAGTCCTTGGAGAGTCTCGCATGAAAGTAAAAGTTTGCCGTCATTGCCGAGAGCCAATCGGAAGGAAAAGTAACTACCATGTCTGGTATCACCACTTGGATGACGGCCCCGACGCTTACCTTCAATGCAAGTGCCAGTGCGATGAGTGTTCGTTAATTCCGGCGGTGGAACCGCCCGGAGGATGGCAAGGAGCGGCTGATCCCTGCTGCGATGGAGAGGTAGCCGAGCCGTGAAAATCCTCAAAGAGATCGCCATCATCGGGATACTGGCAGTGGTTGGGACGGCGCTGGTGCTGATGATTTTGAATGTACTGGTGAAATGATGATCTATCTCGACGCCACAGCCCTGAAAGCCTGGAGTGACTGCCGGGAGTTTTACCGGAACCGGGAGATCCTGAACCGCGTCTCGGCGGTTCCCAACATACATTACGAATTTGGTAAATATGTCCATGCTGCGGTCGAAGAATTCTGGAAGGGTGAACCATTCGAGAAAGCGTTGGCAGTCGCCTCCGAGATGTCGCTCTTGTATCCAGTAAAATCTCTCAGCCCTACAGAGATGCAAACGTGGCAGCGATTGATTGAGGGACTGCCAGACGTTCTGGCAGCATACTTTGATGCTGTCGAGTATTCGCCGACGCAGTTGATCTGGTGCGAGCAAGAGTGGTCTCTACCCTACAACAGCGACGTGACACTCTGTGGACGACTGGATAGGCTGATGGTCGGTCCCCGGCTTGTGGATGTCAAAACAGCCAGCGAGATAAACCGTGGCAGCACTCCTTGGAAGCAGGCGTACCGAGAGGAGAAGCTACTTGACCTTCAATTTCAGTTGTACGACTACTGGCTATCGAAGTCTGGAACGCCGCCGATTGAATGCTACCTCGAAGTCATCCTGAAACCGTACAAATCAAAAGCTGCGAGATATGAACGGATTGATCTGCCGGAAGTCATCACACCTTCTTACCGAAAGCGGTTCGAGCAGCAGTTGGCGTGGAAAATTTCAGAGATCACGCACTACATCAAGAACTACTCCGATCAGCGACCGTGGCCGATGGCCGGAGGCTTGGCCTGCACTACTAAATACGGAGAGTGTAGCTACGCTCCAATTTGTCGCTGGGGAGAAATTCCGAAGACACTGGTTAATTTCAAGCCCAGAGAAGAACACCTTTCAATACGCCGTACTTGACTTGATAAGGATAAAGGTTAATGTCCGATCTGAAGACAGTTCAGTTTTTATCCTCAGTCGAAAATATTGCTATAGCTGCGATGGCAGTAGTAACTATGTCGGCAGTTGTGGCCCGGTTTTCGATCTTCTGTTGGCAGTGGGTCACTAGAAGTTTAAAGAGGGAGGGGGTGAAGTAGCGGGAGCTTCCCTGCGGGAAAGAGCCACAGTGCGGCTGGTGCTGTGCCCAAAGGTTCTCCCGCTACTTGATTCCCTTACCCTAAATAAAGTGAGATGAAAATATGAACGAAGGAACCGTGGTTACTGCCAGCGATAAGGCCGCCCTCGCCAAGGAGGACATCAAGGAAAAGATACTCCGCCAGAAACGTGAGCAGGAACAGTCTGAAATTGACCAGCTCTGTTTGGGGGATTCCCTTGAATGGACCCGCCTCACTCCACAGGCGCAGATCCTCTACATCCGCAGTAAGCGGTATTATGTTTCCGACAAGGATGGAAGCGCCTACATTTCCATGAAAGCAGTGGATGCGATGGGCATGGTCGGTTACGCGATGGAGAAGAAACTCTCCGTTCTGGGGAACGATATTTACCCACTGTTCAAGCGGATCGACGGCGAGTGGCGAGTCACCAATTTCGGGGTATCCTCGGAAGCAAGGGCGCGGGTGGCTAAAAATGAAGGAGTAAGTTTCGGCCCTCCGCATTACAAAGATGTCACCCGTCCTTGGCCAAGGAATTCCTTTAACTCCAAGCCTTTCTGGACAGAGGAAGATATCGGCATCGAATGCACCATTAACATGTACGTGGGCGCCGTCTCGGAGCCGTGTGTGTTTACGGCGTGGCTCTCGGAATGGTATATGGGCAAGCCGGAGGACAAGGGACGCCGTAGCTTCTGGGACAAGAACCCTAGCTGGATGCTGATGGTAAGGGCCAAGGATAAAGCCATCACACTTGGCTCCGGTGTTGGACAAAGCGATCCCCAGCAGGATGATGTACCTGAAATACAGGTGGTTCCGCCAAGGCCGCAAGTGGTCTCGACCGAATTTAAGGAAGTACCGATCAAAACTCAAAAGGAGAATTAAATGACTGAATACAAGCGCATTCCCGCAGGAAAGTACGGCACCAGTAAAGCCCCTGGTCTGGAGATCATCCAATATCAGGGAGCGAAACTGCAAGACGACGGTTCCACCCGTCACGGCTTGCTGGTAAAGGCGATCTCCATTTCCAAGGAGCAAGCGGAAGCAGCGGTGAAGGCGTCAGCCAACGGCTCCAATCTATCGGATGCGGTAAAAGCTTACATGCTGGAGCCGGAAGTGCCGGATGGAACCCAATTCCTGAATGTAACCTTCCGTCCGGAATGGCTGACGGCGGAAGCGGTCGCCTTGGCCTTCAACAAGGAAACCTGGGTGGAGTTTGGAGCCAAGCCGAACCTGGATGCGACTTCCAATCTGAAGGCATCCATCACCGAGTTGGCAGCCACTTTCCTGTCATCCGAGCAGATCCAGCAGGAACAACCGCTGATTGACGCATACGACAAGATTGTGACCCAGATCCGCATCAATCTATCGACGCTGCTTCATCTGGAACGAGCCGCCGGCATGCCGTTCACCTTTGACCCGGATTTCGAGAAGTTCAAGGGAACCAAGTTCTCCGGCAGAGTGACCGAAAAACCGGGAACAGGTGGCCGGGGGCCGATGTTCAATGTCTATGTGGACTAAATGATTCCCGCCGAGCACAAACTCGGATTGGAACCATTGTGGTTCACTGGGAAAGAGTGGGCTGATGGAACAGCCCACCACTTCCTCCGGCAGCAGTTTGAATTGCGGGTTCGCCAGCAAAGGATGCGATCACAATCAAAATCCGGGCCATCGGTTGACACCTCCGATCCGGTGTCCGACTGCGATCAACAAGCCCGTCCTGTCGCTTCGCTCCACACCACGGGCAAGTATAGCAGGACAACCCGCACTGGAAACGCTTACTACGACGCGCATTATGTCGGTTTCTATGACCATTTGCCGAGACGGCATCAAGTCGGACTAAAAGCGTGTGCACGGCTAATCCAACGGGCCGAACCGTTGGTGGGGGTTTGGGAAGGGGGCGAAGCCCCTTTCCCTCTATACGGGAGAATGAAATGCTTACTTGTGAGCGGGTGGTAGTCAGAAATAAAGGCAACTATGACATTTACGGAAAGCTGATCAAGTGGCATGAGAAGTGTGGACTTCGGGCCGAGGAGCATGAACTGACTGGTCAACTGGCGATAGTGAAGGCAGTTCTCTGTGGCAGGCATTATCTGGAAGCCCTAGAAGAGATCAGGAAGCAATCTCTGGGGATCGGTAAGCCCAACTATCATACCAAGGCCAAGGAACAGATGGACTTCAGTGATATTGGTCGCTCAGATGCGAGCGAAGCGAGCAGGCAATGAGTGGCCCGTCCCCGCCACCTCCAGTGCAAGCGTGGGCACGAAGACTGGGAGCCGTATACCCGGAAGACTCCCCAGGGGAAGCTGTCCACGACCCGAAGGTGTAAGCTGTGTCATCGGCTGAGTGGCAGCAGAAGCTGGGAAAAGAAGAAGGCGCTAAGGTTAATCCGATTCATGGAGGCATTTCATGGAAATATTCCGGTGGCTGAGCCGTGGATGTGGTGAGCCGGGAACGAATGCCCGGATGCGACGGCTGCTGGGTGCCAGACCAAAAGCGTCCCGCTATGTTCATGCCCAGCCCAAAGATGTCACCGGCATCGAAAGGGTGGCTCTCGAATATGCAGCGGAAGCGGCTATAGACGGATTGCTAGAGATACCCATCTGTGATCTTCCAGCGGCGTATCTCATGGGAGAAGTCAAGCTGTCAACTGACGATTTATACGTTCCCGGTTCCCGGTTGCCACGGCATATTGGGAGGTGGGTGGCGGAAGAGGAAAGAGGATGACCTGCCATAACATCCTTCTTGGCGACGGCAATTCCTGGCAGTGTTTGGATGTGAGCAATTCCGCTCACTGCCACATCTCGCTCCGCTCGCCGGAGATTATGATTGCATTTCTCGTCATTATCGTCCTACTATTGATTGGAGCAATTCTCTTGGACCGACACTTTCACAAAGAAGAAATCGGGCTGCTGCGGGACATCGACCGCACCGAACGGAAGATTCTTGAACAGCTTGAACCGAGACTGAGCTTCATCAAAATCAAATTTCAAAGGGGTAAGATTATGGCAGAAGGACCGGTAACACTTTCAGTTGGGCAGAAGACAACCGCATCCATCGACGGGTTTGACCAGAACGGGGCACCCTATTTGGGTGTCATTCCACCCGTTACGTTCTCCATCGACAACTCAGCAATCGCCTCATCGACACCGAACAGCGACGGCGTGACGGACGTGGTGGCTGGGATATCGGCTGGCGTGGCTAATCTGACGGCTACACTGACCAACGCCGCTGGCACCAAACTGACCGATACCGAGACGGTGACCGTTACCGCCGTGGTTCCGGTGCTCAGCTCCATAAAGGTGTCGTTCTCCGCGCCCGCGTAACTCAGGATGGGGCTGCCGCAAGGTGGCCCTTTTTTAAATATGCCGCTGTAGCTCACAGTGAGCACCGGACTTTTAGCCCGGAGGACGTTGCGAGTAACGACGCAGCCTGCGGCTCCAAAATTGGAGGCTTATGAAACGACTCGCATTGCTGTCCATCTTTCTCGCGCTGCCACTGCTGACCGGATGCGCCAAGCAGGCCGCGACCGCTCCCGTCCCCGGCTGCAACAACTCAACCGACTGCACCGCTGCACGGGCCATTGGCGACGCACAGGCGGCCATCCATTCCATCAAGACCTGGGAAGTATGCTCAGATTCCGCTTTCCCGGCCACAGTGACCTTCGATGGCCAGACAGCGTCTTGCACGGCTACCGCTGGCCCATTCCCGAAGGCATTCCGTAAGCCACTGTTCGACGCGGAAAACGCTTACAACATCGCGCAGGCGGCTGGCCTTGCCTACCACTCAGGAGTGACGACCAATCCGGCTGCGTTGTCTGCGGCTGTATCGCAGATGACAGCAGCTATTACTGCGCTGCTGAATCAGACCGGGAGCGTTAAATAGCGTGGAATCGCAGGCACAAAACGCACCACAGTTAACTGAATACCAGATTCACATGCTGTTGCTTGAGGCCAGCACTAAATGCACGCTTACGCCGGAACCGCACGAGTTTCACGATTCACATGCTGGATATGATGGCTTGGGTTATGACAGAAGGCCACGTATTTACCGAACTCTTTGTCCGCGCGTGGCCGATGAAATGTTTCGGCTTGGAGTAGACGTGGTGAAACGATATCCCTACCTGCACCCGAAAGGAAATCTATGAGCTTGGCATTGCTCCTGCTAAATCTGCTCCCCGGCGTTATTGGCCAGTTCCCCGGCATCTCAACCACCATCAAGAGCATCATTGGCGACATCACAGCCTCGCTGGGCGCCATCTTCGCGTCAGGCGTGGTCTCGCAGCCTTCGGTGAACACGGCTCTGGCGGCGTGGGCTGGCGTCTTAGCGGCCCTGAAGGCGCAAGCCAACCTGCCAGCAGCTACCTTGGCAGCGATCTCTCAGCTTGAGATCGCGGTGCAGGCAGCCTTGTTGCAGGATGAGGTACTGGCGAAGTCAGTCAATTGGGGTGCCATCAACCCGATCGCGCCCGTGGCTTAAGAAGCGTTGACTTCGGCCCAGAAGGCTGCTTGACCTTCATTTTGATAGATTTGGCGCGCTTCGTCGTTCGGGGTGACTGGGAACCGGCCCGTAAGTTGCAGGTGAGGGTCATCTTGCAGTCTGAGCCAGTTGGCCCCAGAAACCAGCCCCAGAGAGACGCCAACAGCTTCCATGCGCTTCCACTGCGGGTGGGAGGCATTCCAGTCCACTGAGCCATCAGGATTGAGCACAGCGCAGTCACAGGCTACTCCGAAATTATGCCAGGATTCTCCACCTTTGGCGTTGGTCACGATATTCCCTGGTGCCGTTCTCCCTTGTGCGTAAAGCGCATTCTGCTCAGCCCACGTCCGCAGCCCGGCGGTCACGATGATCTCAATACTTTCCTGCTCAAGCATTTCCGCAAGCGTGGTGATCTTGTCCGCCAGCGCCGGATTGACGAAGGAGAGTTTAACCTCACTGGATGCATTCAGGCCCATGTAAACTCCGCATTCTGGATGAGTTCTGAGAACGTCCCACTGTTGGCGCCAAGATCGAGCTGCACCTGAAAGTTGGCGGAATCTGCCCAATTCGACTGTATGGCCTTCAGGTTCCCGAGACTTGAGGGTATCGGGAATATCAAACCATCAATCTCGACCGAAACAATCGAGTAGGTTTTCGCCCCAGTGTCGAACTTATAGACGTAGACAAAGGTATGCCACACGCCTGGAGTGAGCTTTCCCGGCTTGAACCCGGTGTCAATCCAGTTGCCCTGCGCGTTCGATATTTGTAGCATGCCGCCCTCGGCATAGTTGAGTTGCGAGGAGAAGTTATAGATGTAGGTGGCAATCGAGACCTTGGTATCGAACTCCAACGCCTGTGCGGCGGTCAGGGAATCCGCATCCACCATCACCTGAAACGACAGCGACAGGTTCCCGGTATTTGGACAGATGGGCCGGGAGATCGCCGCCAGCCAGTCGGCATATTTCGGCCCTTCGGTGTAGAGCAGCATGAGGCCGCCAAGCTGGAAGAATCCGTAGTTGGTGGGCGAGACCCCGCCGATGTTTGCCCCGACTTCTTTCTTCCAGTCGGGGAGAGATTGAAGCTGGGAATCGGTAATCATTTGGTGGATGCTTTCTCCTGCTGATCGAAGTGAGGATACGCGATCGCCAGCAATTCCTGCACGGTAATCTTCTGTTTCAGTGTCCGCAGTTCCACCTGGATGTCGTGCTGGCCCCACGCGCTGACGTCCGCCTTCAGGATTGATCCATCCGGCGCGTCATACTCAAAGTGGGCCATCTTGCTCCTTTGCTGGCACTCCGGCCACGGTGACCGAGTGCGCGTCGCGCTCATCCTGGCGTCCCTGCGCCTTGGAAGCCAGCACCAGCTGATCCAGCCGGCTGTTGACCGCTTTGTGTACCTCATTCAGCTTGTAGATGACCGTAATGAGGCCACTCACTGCCACGATAAACGTAGGTGCGCCACTGATGAGCAATGCGATGTAATCTGGCTTGGCGGCTTGCATCAGTTTGGCCTAGGAGGCTTGTCTTGATGCTCCCAATCCGTTCCAGCCCTGTCGTCTACGGTCGGCGAGTAGGGAACCGGCTCATCGAATAGCGATGAATACTCGTAGATTGCCGAGCCATTCAGCGCAATATAGCGGGTCTTGTCCGGCCATGCGTCCCGCCATGCGATTTGACCTGCCTCCACATCTGCGATTGCGTCATCATAGGTCATTGTGCTGCTCCCGTGTGAATGATATTTCCTTGTTCATCCCGAACCGTCTGCCAGCCAAACTCCTTGCCCGCAAAACTGCTGCATGTGCTCTGCTGCTCGAATACAACATCGTCAGTCTCGCCCGCCTCAAATTGGGGGTCGGGCATGTTCCGGCAGACATCGAACACGAACGGCTTGCCGCCGCCAACATCCACTAGATAGCGATAAGGTTCAATCGCCCGGACAACGTGCATCCGGTAGCTGCCGGTATGATCGTACTGTTCGAGTGAGTGCGCCCCCCAGCCCATCATCAGACCTATGAGAAACACGAATACCCGGAGCCCCCGCTCACTCAATGTAGGGGAACGGCTCCAGGTCGAGCTTGGACTCGAAACGCGCACAGTTGGTGCGAAGGTCGCGGAGTTCCCGGGCCTGCCCGTCCAGTTTCTTGCCCAGCGCATCGTTACGTTCGAGATAACGTATAAACAGCTTGCAGCAAAGACCAAATATGCCACTCGCTGCAAGTAGAAGGAGGCTGTTGATAAATCCAATCCACGAAATAGCCACATCGTTCACTCCCGGCGAAAGTTGGTTTAGCGCGGTACTATTCCGATTAGATGCCCGCCCGCACCCAAGGTCAGCAGGAAAGCCAAAAGTCCCGTCCAAAACATGATCTTGCCAATCTCAGCTAGTTTCGGATTGGCGCAGAGGGCGAACATCAGTAGACCGATGAGCGCGACGAGCAGCGAGAAATATATTTCCATGGTTAGGCTCCTTCTTGTTTTCTTGTTTCCGGTGGTGGTGGATTTGCGATCATTGACTTTGGTAAAGGTGCTGGCATCTGCGGCAGCCAGTCCTTGAGATATGGTACTTTACTCAGCGCGAAATCCAATAGGTTATCGACGCCTAGCCCAAAGAACAGCGCGAACACGGCGTAGTGGGGAATTGCCGAGTGAAATTGCGTATTCCAGTGGAAGAATGTAAGCACGGTGCTCAAAAGCTCCGGGTAGAAGGTAAGCCAATAAACCCCGCCGCCCGCGATGGCCCGCACCAGAAGCGGAGGCCAGCAACGCTGAAAGAACTGCCCATAAGTGTTGGCAATCGGATTCGGCCCGTTGACGAGGTAGTAGGCCCGTTTGAGGATGTAGGTCAGTTCGCCGATGACGAACCAAAGCCACAGCCACGAAAGACTCCATAGCGGATTCGTTGTCATGGTTCCCTCAGTTCACATTCGGCACTGCTGTTACCGGCCCCGGCGTTTGCGGTGGTGCTGGTATCTGAGCACAACCCTCGGCTGAGAGTGTGCTCTTGAGACCTCCGCTGCCGACGGCTGCCGCTTGGTAATAGAGCGCGGTTGCCCCAGCCGGAATATTGTTGTCCTGAAAGGCCACTGTTCCGCCGCTTGAAATCAGTCCGGTCACGTAGGGCGTTGTACCCTCGGTACCGGAAGTCGTGCCGCGGTAAAGGTTGTAGCTAACTACTGTCGGCGGCTGAGTGGATGCCGCAAACGAGACCTGGACGCAAACTGCCCCTACTGGTTGACCGGGGCAACCTTGGGTGCCAATGGTCGAGCTACAGCTTGTTGCGGCCCACGCGTTCACTCCAGAAGCGCATAGCCAGCTCAAGCCGATCAGCCACGCCAGTTTTCTCATAAATCCTCCGCAAGACATTCTTGACCGCGCTCTCCGTGATGCCCAGCCGGAAGGCAATCCACTGGTTCTTCCAGCCGATAGCTACGAGCTTAATCACTTCCCGTTGCCGTGAATTCATCATGGCAATAATGGATCGAGTCCTGAAAAATTAACCAACATGCTATCGAAATATACAAACCCGCCGCCAGGGACATCGGCCCCGGAGAACACACCGTAGAATATCGAAGTCCAGTTGACGGTTTGCGCCGTTCCCGTTAGTGTAGTCCCAAGCTGCGCCACGATGTAACCGCCGCTCGAATAAGCCGGTCCGGGGCAAGTCTGCGCGTACGACACATTGTTTCCGCTTACCGTGATACTGGAGAAAGTTCCGTTCCATGCTGCCGGACTAGCGTCTTCAAGAACAATCGTTTTCCCGGTAATCACATTTCCATCGGCGGGCAATCCGGCGGTGGTCAGTGTCGTAGTTCCAGCCGTGCAGGAGGCTCCGGTTATCGGTGTCGCCGTGTAAAGCTTGATGGTGTGGTTCGTCGAGGCGTTGTTCGAGAAATAAATGTCAATCCAGTACCACTCGTTTGTGATGATGGCCCAACTGGATGTTGTGTCCGTTCCGCCTTGAGTCGTGATCTCGATGTTGCAGGCGCTTTTGACATTCGCGTCAACATAGTTGTTTCCGTTGACGCCCTTCAGGGAAATGAAGTTGCCGCCGCTGGTCGAGCAATTCGCGTCCCAGTTGAACCACATGCCAAAACTGATTGGCCCGAACGTCGAATAGCTGGACTGAAAAGAATCTCCCGGAGTAAACGCCCAGCGTTCCTGCGAAGCCCCGTCCCCCGTGAATACGGTTCCTAGAGTGCCCGCCCCGGCCGCCGTATTTGACCCATCCCCCAGTCGTCCGGGTGGACTGATTGGAGGTTTGTTGGCGGCTGTTCCCGCAGTCATCTTGCCATTTTGCGGACCTTGGTCTGCCCAATTCCCTCCCGAGAATCCGAGAGTAGAAGCAGCCAAGCACGCTGCTGTGAGGGATGAACCGTTGGTGCAACTGTCGAAGCCGATGTACATGCCCTCCGTAAAGGGCGAGGGATTGTAGCTGAATGTCATGCCGCGCGTGAAGGCCGTGGCGCTGGTGATTGTCCATGCGCAGGGAGTCGTGGTTTGCGCTCCAGCAAAACCCTCCTGAGTGCCCGCCGAGTAATTTTGGTTTGCCGCTGAATATGGCGCATTCACGGCACTGATTGCGATGTTTCCCGTGTCCCCGATAACCGCGCAGGTCTGTATTGGGCTTGTTCCGCTGGATGTCTGGGCCGGGCCTGTGATGGTGGTCGAGGCCGTGGGAATCCATTGCGCGGTGTCGTTGTCCAACCCAACCTGAGATGGACTTACACCCGGATGCCATTCAGTGATAAAGACGTGTCCTGTAGCCGTTTGCGGGACGGCCGTAGGAGTAAATGTTGCGCCGCTGGTTCCACCCGTCCAGATGTGAGAGTTATCCGGGCTGCCAGTAACCTTGTAGATCACCATCGACGAACCATTGTTACCGATGTTCACAGGAACCGGATAGTAGACAATTCCGGTCGCGCCGCTTGTCGCTTGGGTGACTGTCTCTCCGACTGTGAATGTTCCACTCGTCACCGAGCCCGCCGTGGGAGCGATGAAATAGAACGTCAGCGGCGACGTGCCGCCGTTTGTATAGGACGGAAGAACATAAGTGCATCGCGGAATCCACGTAACACTATTGAGGCCGTTGCTGCATCCAACACCGGCAAGCTGTACATTGCTTCCAGCGGATGTGCCCAGAGTATAAGTCTGCGCACCGGCAACAAAGACGGGGGAGAATGTTCCGTCGCCCAACTGGCCACTATCCGAATAAATGACGTAGAGGTTCCCAGCCGTCAGGTTGCCCGTGCTCATCGTCACTGAGGCTTGATAGACGCCCGAAGGCGAGGCATAGCCGCTTTGGACGAAGGTAATAGGGGGCGTCCCCGGAGCTACAAGCATCCCCTTGGAGATGACCATTCCCTTGGAGACCTCTATTCCCTGCCCGAAGGCGAGAGAGCATAACAGCGGAATCCAGAGACCTTTTAGTAAATGACGCATGTTGTACCTGGGTTCACCGATCCAGAAGGAGTTGTGCCTGTCAATGTTCCAGTGAGTAGAAACGTCCCCGATGTGCCGCTGTTCGACTGGATCACACCCGAAGAAGACCATGGCTCATTGGTAACGTTGCTGACACTCGCCCCTGTCAGGATTGTCTGATTGGAGGTTGAAGTTGTGGAAGTCACGCTCCCGGCGGTCGAAGTGCCCGTCAGGGTCGAATAGATGATTGCATTCCCATTCACTCCCACGGGAGCCTGCGCTGCCGTGTAGCCCAGAGCAAAAGTGTCGCTTGAAGTCGATGTCGTATAGGTGCCGGAACATTGCCATGCCCAAGTCGTCGCCGTGGCCGGAAGTGTCCACGAGCAGATGGTGTAATGGGTTCCGGTCACCGTCATATTCACAACGGCTGTCAGTTTGCAGCCATCCAGGGTAAGCTGGGTCAGCGTGTTCATGCTCAGGTAGGGGGTCGTGCCTGGAGTTGTGATTGTTGGCCCCGTGCCGCTTAATGCTAGCCCCGCTCCAGTGACCGTGCCGCCCGCATTAACGTTGCCTCCGCCGATGCCGACCGAAGTCGCCGCCGTGCCCAGCGTTGTTGCAACCACTAATCCGCCGGTAATCGAGGAAGCCGCGCTGGTCGCATCGACGATGCCTAATGTGTGGCCTCGGGTAAATATCGCATTGCTGCCCGCAACCGGAGGCGTGAGATACATATTGAAAGCGTCGGTGAAAGTCTGACTCGCTGACGCTGAAGCATAAGTAGGGCCAGGAAAGAAAATCTCGCGCTGGAGAGCAATGGTTCCAGTCGTCGCCCAAGTACGGGTTCCGGTGACGCCTAAAATGCCGGGAGATTCTGTTCCGGCTGTCTGGCCTGTATCCGTAGGAATCGTGATCTGCCAATATGGCAGCACGCCGGATGTTCGCGCAGCCGGAGTGTGGATAGTTTCTGCGGTGAAGGTGTTGATTGCCGCCCATGTTTGAGCAGCCGACAATGCACCCACGCAACCCTTGTTGGCGGTATTGAACCACGCAATCGGACAGTGAGCGGTAGAGTCCATAACGAAGCCGCTGCCGCTTGCGATGCTGGCCGGTTCCGTTCCTTCAACGCCGAATAATTCCGCTCCGGTGCCGGGAGTAGTGACCACTGGGGCCGTGCCAAAATACGCGTTACCGAGAGGGTCGACGGTGAAAACTCCCGTATTGTTGGCACGAAAATCAATGATTCTGGAGGTTGTTGCCGATGCCGTATTAGTGACATTGAACAGCAAGCCTTCCCCTGTCAAGGAGGCGTTATTCCAAAGCGCCTCGAACTGGGCCACAGGCGTAGCGACTGTATTCGTAACGCTCCCCTGAGCGACTTCTAAAGGCGTAGCTGTCGAGTTAGTCGCTGTGCTCAACGCTACAACCGCTTGATTCGCCAGCCCATTGGTCAGAGTTCCGTTTATGGCTGCCGAGGTCTCGCCCACGTCAAAGATGTCTTGCGCGTCGGTAGTTAATGCACCATTCCAAGTTTCATTGAAATTACCATTGGCGATAGTGGTATTTGCGGTCGCCGCTGTCACCGCCGAAAGCCCAAGAGAGCTGCCGCCGAAAGCGCATTTGCCGTTATAGCAATCTATGGCAACATTGGTGAGCGCGTCTGCGGGATTCGCGTCTGTAAACGAAACCTTCCCTGCAATATCAAAATCGTAATTAGCAAATCCCAGATTATTCGCGGGCGTGAGCGTATTTGAATTCTGCTGGTCGATGAATGTGTCCGTGATCTGATTCACGCCTTGAACTACGGCACGAATGTTTGAAGCTTCGACAGTGGCCGCGGTTCCGACTTCAACCAGCGCCGTGCAGGCTCCCGTAACATGGTTTGCGCACGAGCCGTCAATCCTGTCTACATTGACCCCTGCTATAGTCGCGGGAACTGCCAGCGGACATTTAATATCGCAGACGGTGTTGGCATAGCCCAGCGCGAGGCCGATACCCTTGTTCTCGAAATGCAGGTCTTTGAGCGTGCTCAGATTAGAGTCAAACAAGAAGGCGATATTTTGGGGAGTCGCGGAGGTTGTACAACCGTGTCCATTGGCGAACGAGACATCGTGAACTTCGCGCACCGCTGTATTGATGTCCACAAAATCAATCGTGGTCGCCACGCATCCGGAGGTTCCGCCGTCGTACGGCCCGAAGAATAGATGCTCATAAGGGCCGGAATCCTGAGCCTGGCCACCTTCGACATCGAGACCGATGTCGGTATAACCCTGAAATATTACGTTCGCGTACTTCGACTGTTCCGCCGAGAACCAGTTCATGCCCGCATCGCATCCCGCGATCTGGTTGCAGCCCAGCGTCATATTCTGAATGACGATTCCGTAAGTAGCGGAGGGCGTGCCACTCTGCGAGTCGATTCCTAACCCGGTCAGCGGAGCCTTGATAATCCAGTTTGCGGTCGCAGCGATTGCGCTTTGGTAGCCGGGATTCTCGGTGATGATGGCATGAGTAGAATCCGTGATTTTCCCAAGAATCCCGTAGATAACATTTGCGCCCGACCAGACCATCACTTCATCGCCAAGATTCGCCGCAGAAAACGTCAGCCCGGAGCCGCCAACCGTGAGAGTCACCGTCTGCGAGTAAGAACCGATAGGGGTCACTGCCGAGGCAGCAATCGTCGCACTGCCGAGAACTGTACACGCATTGCCGCCGGTGCCCGCTGTAGCTCCGGACTCGCAGGCAAGGAATGTTCCAGCATTCGCCAGCAAAGTGCTTCCGGCCACCGGCGTGGCTCCGGGCTTCTGTCCCATCGGCCCGCAGCCTTGCATTCCCACATTGCTGTGATTGGCGACGTTGCCGGGAACGGGAATGCCGTTGGTGAGAATAATCGGGACATTGGTCAGTGTCACCCCACACGGCATGAGGATGGTAAAACTCGCGGGAGCAGAAGCGGCGAAATAGGGGTTCACCGCAAGCAGCGGTTGACCACCACTTTCACTTGCTCTTGTGCCCAATTCTCCTCGCGCATCAATGACGACTCCGGTGGAATTGGAAGTGGCAGCGGCGGCCAGGGCAGCCTGAATCGCGGTGCCGGTATCGCTTCCCGTAAATGATGTGCTTTGCAGGGTCGGGCAACTTGTGGCGTAGGTGGTAGAGCCGCTTGAATTAACAAGTGGACATCCCTGGGTGCCGGAGGGTGTTCCATTCGTTGCGGTGATTGTTCCGCTGCCTGAAGTAGACAAGGAGCCGCCCGAGCCGATGACTAGCGCGTTTGTGTTGGTGCCAGACGTAATGGCGCTGAATGCGGATGATCCCGACGACGATCCCAGCTTCGAGGTCTGCTGGTTTCCGTTCAGCGAGATGCTGGCGGAACCGCTGGTCACAGTCGCCCCGCATATCTGAAAACTGTTTCCGGCTGCAACCGTGATCCAGTAGGTGCCATTGGCGGTGATCGTAGACTGCGAAGTGGATGACCCATAAGGAGTCACGGAGACATTAGAGGCGCTGTTACCGATAGTGAGAACAGCTTGGAGCGTCCCCGACCAGACGGTAGAGCCAACGCCGATGCCTATTGTGCCGGATTTCGAGAGGTCAAGCGATGGCGTACAACTGGATCCGCCGCCAGTGGATGGAATCGAGTAAGGGCCGGCGGAAGTGACGTTCTGGGAGAGCGCCGATGCCGTCAGCAGGATGAGAGATGCGATCAGTATGCGTATGCTCAATTTGCCTCCTTTTCCTAGCGTGTTACCGTACAGCGTACTACCATGGCCGCGGGAGTGATGTTCCCGGCGGTCGGATTCGAGAGCCACACCGTCACCGTGTTCGACGTGACCACGGGCGGCAGCATCTGAATCCCGGTTTGCCATGTAGCTCCAGGCGCGGCATTGAGAGAGCACTGTGCTACGTCGGTTGCGAGTGCCCCAGTGATGGTGATGGGCGTCTGCGACTGGGAGTTGCCGCTCGCGATCAGGGTTCCGGCTGTAGTCGTGGTCCCCGAACCAATCCTCACGGCAATGATGTTCGGTCCAACTCCGGCACTCTGTGAGATCGTTGGAGAATTGATTAGTCCGAGGTTCCCTCCAGCTACGTCACCCAAGCTGAATAGGCCGCAGCCCCCCACGCCGGTCGCGCTAAAGGTGCTGTTATTGAGTGGCATCATGTTGCCGCTTGACCAGAACGAGGCACACGCTCCGGCCGTCACCAGGTTGTTAGGATTGGCCCACGTGCCGACCATCGTGATGCCCTCAACTCTCACCTTGGCAGTAGAGAGTTCGAGGTCGATCGGGGCAGTCACCGGCGTCAGGGTTGAAGAAAAACGGCCTCCAATAAGGTTTACGCCATTGGCTGCGACCGCCGTGTTTGGAACTGTCAGACATGTACCTGACGCACCATTTACCTCGCAGTAGAGTCCGAGGAAATTGGCGTTATCGACAAAGTTGGCAACAATGGCAACCTCATTGAGGTTGTCGGCTTCCGCTGAACAGCCCACGCAGTTGAAATTATCTACCGGGTTGGACGCACTTCCCAGCCACCACTCATGCGCCGATGAATTCAGGCTGCGACAGTCCACTCCGGTAAATTTGGCCTGAATGTTTAACAGGTCGTATCCGATTGGGCCGGCTGCCCGAACAAATGTGCTGTTACAACTGGCGTCCACCACCGCGCCGGTATTGCCCCAGCGGAAGGCGGCGACGGTTGCCGCTACCGTCGGCATATCGATCATCACATGATCCAGCATGGTTCCGCCCACGCCGTTGTCGATGTCTACAAACACGGGAGGGGAGGTTCCGGTTGCATTCAGGCAAAAGTTCCGGAGGGTGGTACCTTGTCCGGCCGCTCCGGTAATCAAAAATGGAGCCGATGCGCCTCCCGTCCAGGTAAGAGTAGTGGTGCAGTGGACTCCCGCGTTCTGATAAGCGGCCCCAGCCCCCTGAATGGTCAATGGAAAGGATGGAGTGATCTGGGTGGGAATAGTAAAGTTTCCCGGCGGAACCATCAACATACATCCAGGAGCCAGGTTGCAGGCAGCAAATGCCGCGCTGATAGACGGGAACTGGTCCGCCCAGATGACGCGCTCACCGGAGAATCCGTTCAGCGGGGATTTCGACTGCTGGTAGCCCAAGTTTCCACCGGGGGTAGACGCTCCGGAAGGCGGCGGCAGGAATGCGGATTGCGACTGGATTTGTGTGGAGATATCTTGTGACGAAGTCAGCGAGAGCGGAGTCATGGTGAAACAGGTCAGCGTGCTCAGTGATGGCGAAGAGCAGAAGGAAAATTGCCATTGCGGGTTGGCCGAGGATGGCTGGATCAAGGAGGTATTGGTCAGCGAGATCGAGAAATGACCGAAGGAATCAAGGGCAGAGATGACCACGACAGGATTGACCGGGTTGGTATTATTGACTGTCCACGACTGGCCGGAGGGAGCAAGAACGGCGCGGCCGCTTCCCCCGGCGTAAAGGACGCCGCTTGGGTCCTGAACGGTTCCTGTGACGGTGATCTGCTGGCTCCACGAGAGAGGAGTGAGCAGCCACAGGAGGATTGTCAGTCGTCGTATCATGCCCGCTTCCTTTTGCCGCGATGGTATCCACCACGCTTGGTGAGTCGGCCTTCGTCGGCCATTCCTTCGGCTTCACCAACTACGGCCTCCCCAGGAACGCCTTCTCGACGAAGTTTAGAAATCTTGATCCTTATGGGGGACTTGCGGTCGCGTTTCTTCTTCCTGCTCATCTCTGGTCTCCTTGACCTGCACCTACAGTCTGCGTGAGTTGGCCGGCGAATGGCAACGGGCGAGGAGGAGGATTGACCCCTCTTCGCAGCATCCGCTCGGGTCTGCGTAATCCTTCAACTGCAATATCCCCGGCGGCCCGGCCCGCGAAAACGTCCGCCAAGCCATGCAGGAATTGTCCCGAGAACAGCGATCCCAGCATCGAGCCGACGTTCTCGGATGCCCGTCGCGATACCCAGTCCATGTCGCCGGAGGTACGGTCGAGCTGATCCATCCTCCGTTCAGCCTGTTGCTGGATTTCCTTGAATGCTCCGTAGCGTTGCTTCAGGTCGGAGTAGCCGGATAACTTCCACTCGATCTGATCCTGTAGAGATTCCTTGACGGCGGTCATTACCGATACCGGATCACCAGAGCGGATCGCTTGATATTGTGCATCTGGTGGGAGTTTGCGAAACTTGTTGAGTTCGGCGTTGATGTCCTGCACCACTTGTTCCGCCTGCGACAGATTCATCGGATTGCGGATGAGGCTCTGCTCGATATTGGTCGCTTCGTCCTGAATCATCTTGGCCTCAGGGGGAAGTACATCTGTAGGGGTGGTACGAATTTTCATCCACGGAGTGATGCGTTTGCGTACCATATCGCCTACCTGTATCGCGTCGATCTTCCCGGCGGTAGGCGAACGGCGATAGAGGCGGCCAGCGAGGTCAGCGGCAGCCCCACGGCGGCCTTTCTCGGCGAAGTCGCGCAGCTCGGGGAAATCCTTGACCTTGGATTGCTGAAGGTCGCCTCGGAGATATTGGTAAGCGCGGCGGAGCGCAGGAACATCTTTGGTAGTGGGACGAAGCGATCCGACGAATGCGCGCTCCTCGCGTGCAAACAGTCCCGGCATGACACGGGAAATGGCCCCTTCGGTGGCGCGGAGAGTCTGAGCCGCAGAAGGAGCGCCGCCCAGGATTTGTGCGCCGCCGCTCAACGCCTTCTGCGCTCCTTCAGGGGTCGTAATTCCTTCCTTCACTCCTTCATAGATATCGCCTACGCCATGTGCACCATAGGCGGCCCCTTGTGCGGTGAGCAGAGCGCGGGCGGCTTTACCGACGGCTCCGGGCAGCTTGGCCATCTTGGCCAGTCCTGCCGTGGCGATTGACGCTGGGGAAGTCAACGACGAAGCCGTCTTCGAGAGATCGGACATGAATCCGGTGTTGAATACCCGGCTGGCTGCGTCTCCCGGTGACTCATTTAGCTTCGGTGGGCGGTCGCGTTCGGAATCCAGCGACTGCATGGACTCGGTGCCTCCTGTCGCCCACTTTACGATGCCCTCAGGAGTCACCAGCCCCTTATTGACGTAATCCCAGCCCTTCTGGAACAGGGAGCGGTCTACATTGCCGGTCTCATCCACCGGGAAGTATCCCTGCGACATGGCCCGGCCAAGCTGGTCTTCAGGCAGCATGAACTGCTGGCCACCCTTGGTGACCTTGACCTTCTTCGGCGATGTGGGTAGCTCACTCATTCGGTGGCGGAGCCTCCGGCGTCACGGGTTCGAGATCGAGTGGTGCTTCGGTCACGTCAGGAGGAGCCAGCAACTGCTGCATCACATCCGGCCCCAGCATCCGCTCGTTCACCTTCTGGAATCCCCGTAGATTACGTTTAGTATAGGCCAGCACTCCTAATGTCACGCTGGGATTCGCCAAGGGATTGCCGCGTTGGGCCTGAAGCCGGGCAAACGCTTCCGGTCCACGGAATCCCTGCGCGCCGAGTGGGCCACGCAGGAGATTGACGTGTTCGGTCAGGGCGGCGAAGGCGGTAGCCACGGCAGACTCCTGCGGGGTGAGGGAGACGCCACGAGAAACGAGGGATTGTACCTTCCCCTGCGGGTCAATGGTCAGGTCGATCTTCGACGCCTTGAGAAGATCGGTGAGCACGCTGGCATTCTTCTCGATAGTGTCGATGGCTCCGATGGCGGAATTGACCGCGACTGCGTTGGTGCCAGCGGAACGAAGAGTGGCGGATAGTTTCTCACGCTCGGCGAAACCACGCTGCTGCTGCTCTTGGGAGAATTTCTGCGACTTGCGTTGACGCTCATCGGCTGCCGCGCGAGCATCCTTAGCGCGTTGATTAGCGTCCTCCCGGTATTTCTTCGACCGGGCCTCAATTCCTGCCTCCGAATCGGCTTTGTCTATTTCAGTCTTAACCGCGCCAAATCCTTCTTTATAATTCCCCTGCGATGCGTACATCCCCCAGATATCCTGCGCCGCCTGCTTGCGCTTAGGGTCGGCAATAGAGTCGATGGCTTTATGGGCAGCGGCAGCAAATCCCTCATCCTCCGGCCTCATTGCGAAGTCCTTGACTGCCATCGAGCCGTCAGGATTCTGGGTGAGCGCATAAATCTTGTTGCCGATGGTCGTGAATCCCTTGTAAGCAGGACGGGTTGCAGCAGACTTGGCGGTATCCAGTTGCTGCCGGGTAACGTCCATGCCAAGCTGTTTCTGGAGTTGGTCGAGCTTCTGGCCCTGCGTGGCGAGGTTGATCTCCTTCCCCTCCTGGATATCGTTCCCAGTGCGCCCGGCTTCTTGCAGAATACTTGTCAAAAGTGCGCCCACTAGATGCTCCCTCCTAAGCTGCTGGTATCGCCGCTGTTCAACCCGCCACTGGGATCGTAGCTGGCCGGGAACGGCCACGTCAGGCCAGCGGTCGAGCTGGGAGCGATCGGGACTCCGGTTGGCGTGGGGGCGGTAGCCGCCGGATTCGGCTTGAACGAGTTAAGGAACAGACTCATCGCCGGGCCAAGATTGGTTGGCGGGCGGAAGGTTCCCGCCGGAAGGCCAAGCGACTGGAGAACCGCCTGCATGGCTGTGTTCTGGTTCTGCTGGTAGAACGGGGCGAGGGCTTGAGACTCGGAGGCGGCGAAAATTCCCGGCGCCTGCGAGAGTCCACGGGAGGCGAGGTTACCTTGGACTTGATTGCCAACCGCTTGCGTGAGGCCGTTGTTCAGCGGTTGCTGAATCTTGGCCGCCATCTGCGCAAGAAGCTGGGGATTTTTCAGCAGGTTCATCACGAAATTTTGGTATTGGCCAGCCTTGTTACCTTCGAGGATATTGCCGACCTCGCCCGCGCCGACAAGTCCGCCGGAGAATAGCTTCTGCCAGTTCTGTGTGAAGAAATCGCCTAGTCCGTCCATAAGTTATGCTCCCGCCAACAAACCTTTGAAATCTCCGCCTGACAGTAACTGACTGAATATATCGCTTCCTCCACCGCCACCGGGAGAGGGTGATACCGGATTTGGCTGAGGCCGGGACAGCGCGCTCAGGATGTCACCGCCTCCCTGAGAGGAAGAGGCCGGAGTCAGCCCTGAATTCCCTCCAGCGTTGAGGCCAAATAAATTGTTAATGGCCGCCTGAATATTTCCCGTTGCCTGCGGATCGTTGCCGAGGCCGGACTGAGACGCTCCCCATTGGGCCGCGTATTCGGGAGACACGGAACCTCCGGTTTGGGCCTGCAAGGTGGGGAGCGCGGAGGATACCGCAGCCGTCTGAGCCGCGTTTTGCGGCTGGGTCAGCGGAGCCGGTGTAGTGGTTGGCTTCGGCGGAGTTCCCGATGGCTGGTTGGCCAAGTCGAGTCCAATAGTGGTCCCGGTGGTAGCCGCCGCTGCAATCAATGGAATGAAGGGGATGACGAACGGCATTAAGGCATCCCCCTTAGCGGCATGGGAGCTGCCAGTAAAGTCAGGCCGTTCTTGACAGCTTGTCCTCCCAGTTTGGTGACAATACGAGCCAAGGAGGATTCCTCCTCGCGAGTTTCGTCAACAATGACCATGTAACCCTTGAAGCCGCGCTTATGGAGGGTAGATTTGAATACCCGCAACATCCGCAATAAATTAGTGGATGGCAGGCCGGGAATGATCTGTAACCGCCAGATTATCGCCATTCCATGACACGGAGACGCCATCAGTATTCCAGTAAGCTCACCCGCGAATTCCGTTACCCATATCCACTCCGGATCAAGCTGACCGAGAATATCGAACCCAATATTAAGTGTCGATGGTATCTGCTCGCCGGGATAAAGATGACGGACACGGGTCGCAGGAGTCAGCCACTGGAGCACGTTGTCATGGATGATCGGCTGCGTCGTCATACCACCGCCCCCGTTGCCACAAGTCCCACTGGACGAGGTTCGAGGTGAAATCCAAAAGAATCAATTACTATCGGCCCAAACCCGCTGATGACCGCATCGAACCTGTCGTTGGTCGCCAGCACGGGACACTCTACCGCGAAGTCTCCTGATGAGGACGGCATTGACACCTGGAGCGTGTCCTGGGAAATTCCAGCCACTCGCGGCCTGATGAACAACGAGGAATTATTCTGCTGGCCCCGTACCATTATCCGGCGGCAGAACAGGCGCTCATCGGGATCCTTGGACGCTACGGCAGGAGTCCGCATCTGCCATGCGACTTGAGTGGGAGAGGAGCTTCCGGCTACGGAAGTCGCCCATTCCACATCCGCTGCCTGCCATCGCTGGAGCGTGCCATCCAGGTAGGAGCCGAACAGGGTGACCACCTGCGATACCACGGTTCTCACCTGAATCATGGTGGATACGGGGAATGGAAGATCAACCACCGACCACGCTTTCAGGGTAAGGTCGAAGCAAAGAATGCGGGTCAGCATTCCATTCGACGATCCCTGGCCGAGGTTGGCCACCGGAATCGCGGTGACGTACATCGGAGGATTAGCGGTCTGCGCCGACCACGCTACCGACTGCCACGACTGGTCGATGGGGACGATGTCCACCAAGTCGGGATCGTCGTTGATAAACAGGTACGGTTGAATCTGCGGCGAGATCACGCGGTCGTTCACGCCGTCGAAGATGGCGAATCCTAAATGTGCAATGCGGCCAATGCCGAATCCGGGGATGAACTGAAGCGTTCGCGGACACATACATCCCATGTCAGTCTCGGCTCGTTGGATGGCGAAGTTATCGGACCCGAATACGCCGACAATCTGGTAGACCGCGTATTGTTTCATGGCTACCATGGAGCCTTCCGGCGGAATACCCTGTGCGGTGATGGTGAAGACAGCGAGGCCCATGCCCTCGGTGCCGTCGTCCTTGTCGAGGAAAGCCTGGTTAATCGGGTTCCACGACTGAAGGTTATTGATGTCGCACATGCGGAGCGAGCAGGGGCCGTCGAGACCGGTGGAAGTGTTCGACGGGGAAGTATTGAACATCCACACCGAGCCGGAGTAGACGGCGATATGGGCGCATCCGGGGGGCGGAGGAGCGGCGGAATTCAAGGCACCTGCGTTTACCCAGATAACCGATCCATCGGCCACGGTGGCTCCCACGGCGGTAGGGAAAGAAGGCTGAGAGCCGCCGGAAGTTCCTCCCTGGATCGCTTTATAGTAGAAGCCGTTTGAAACGGTTGGCGTAATGATGGAATTGACCGCGTAGGCCACGGCCGTAGTCCATACCGGATACGAGGGAGTGAAGGTAGAAATCACCGGGACGGTGGTGATGACCATGCGACCGCCCGAGGATGATCCAGCACCGATGGCATTGGGATTTACGATTTTGATGTGAGTGGTGTCGGGAAGCGCGATCACGACGAAGGCCGAAGCCCCATTGCCGTTTGTGTTGTAGGCGTTATTGGTGATGCCTTCGAGATAGATATTGGCCCCAAGGGCCTGCGTGAGGTTAAGCCCATGGGGGCCGGAAGTCTGGATAGTAACGACTCCGTTCGCATCCACTGAGATCGAAGTGATTCCGGTTTCACCGGCTGGATTCGTAGGAGTTCCACTATGGTCGGAATAGACCTGCGGCGCGAACCCGTTGCCTAACGCCAGTACGGCCTGATTAGTGAACTGCACGATCTGAGGAATCAGGCTAACGCCGCCCACGATACCACCGGAAGGAGTTGAGCCTTGTTGTCCGCCGCCGCCGAATGTTCCGCCTCCGGGAAACCCGTCAGGGAAGCGAACATCGGCAGGGAAGAATGCCGCAATGAGTTCATCGTTATAAAGGATCCCATAAGAGGCCGGGCGCATGACGTAGAGCGCGGTCTGCTGGGTGGTATCAGCAAGAGGAGGCGACTGGCTGAAGAAGAACGTTCCTCCCGTTGAGGACTGCACGGGAGAGTGGGTGCCCCCTGTAAGCGATAGAACGGAGTTCGAGATATTGTAAGAGACAACGTAGGTGCCATTCAGGACAGAGTTGGAACCGGCAGTATAGATACCGGAACCTCCGCCAGAAACCTGGAAATCAGCCGCCAGTGTCAGCACGTAATTGGCGGGAATAGCCTGCTCGATCAGGGAGGTCACGGACAGGGTGACCCCAAGAGTGGCTGCTCCGGTGTCCGTATAGGCAAGGGCCGTGACTGGCAGGCCCACACCAACCAGCAAGGTCTCGCTGCCGGAGGCCGTGCCCCGGTAGATGTTGTAGGCAACAGCATTGGGAACAACGTTCCACGCTAGCGCGACAGAAAGGTTGCCGCCGGAAGGAGTGGCTGAGACTTCATTAGATGCGACAGTCTCTCCGCCAACGCCGTCGAGGGCAGTCACAACGTAATACTGCTTAATGCCGGTAGAAAGAGAGCCTCCAGCGGCTAGGGTGGCGGTAAGGTTAGCGGGCGCTCCTAGTGGCTGGTCGAGAGCTTTCATTAGGCGGAGATAGTAGGGAGCGACTCCGGTCGGCTGGAAGAAGAATTCACACATGGCCCGGCCGCGACCAAGGGTGGGGACACCGTTGTAGGCATTTACGATGGCGGAACCGTCTACAGTTTTCAGGGCGCCGCGCTTAGTCGCCAAAAGATTGGAGGCACGGGGAATGGAACCTTTCGGTTGGGTCAGAACGCCGGTCGAGGCATCAACCATTTTAGGAAATGGTCCGAACGAAACCGGCTTCATCGCAGCCCCCGATCGCGAGACGCAGTGGTAGAGGCCGTACGGGATTTCTTCCATCGCTTCATGGTCCGGGGATGATTTGGCCTCCTGCTATTGTATTGTTAAAAATATTAGGCCGCTGTGACGCATATCCGCTGACCTGAACCTGGCTGACGACGCCCTTATTTGCCAGCATCCACTTCGTCGCTTCATCGAAACACTGCTTCTCCAGATCCGCCGCCGCCTTCATGTCCAGCTCGTTCTTCTTGGCCTGCGCCAGCATGTAGAGCGGGAGAATGCCTTCCCATCCCATCGGCACCGGAAGCTGCTGATAAGCCTGCCCCGGCGAGAGCAGGTTCGAGGGAAGGATGCGCTTGCCGCACCAGAACAGACTTAATTCGGTGACAGTGGTTCCCAGGGGCCACGCCTGCGCGAGTGAGCCGCCGATGCCGCGAATAAGGCCAGAGATGGCACCGCCGGCGAGAGACGCATAGGCCACGAACTCGGTGCCGATCTGTGCAAAGCCGAATGGGAGAAGAAACGCGCCCGTGTTGGCGATGGCAACAGAGGAATCCGCGGCCCCCATCCCGGCGGTGGTTGCGGTCATGCCCGAGGAGCGATCCGGCTGGTAGCTGACTTCAATCACCTGCTGGTTGGAAAAGATGGATACCGAGACGTTCGAGAGCACGGAGGTCGAGACTGCGTTGCGGCGGAAGAAGTCGCCGCGCCGCCCACCCTGCACCCAGTAGCCGCCGTACCACACGTCGGATATTTCCACCCACTCGCCAGGGAGGACGTAAAGCGGCTGGCCTGCGACGGTAGGAACGCCGCAGTAGTCGAGGAGACCGCCGGTCACGCGGGAGATTTTATTCAGCCCCTCGTTCATCCAGTCGTAAAGGACAGCGGCAGAGAAGGCTTTGCCGTCGGAGTCCATCATATAGGCGGAATTGCGCGTTGGGGGAGCGCCGAATCCGGTGGGCGGGGCGGAGATGGTGAACGGAGAGGTAGTGGACTCGACGAATTGAATCTCGGTGCCCGGCGCACCGTTGGGAAGGGTAAGATAGGCGCGGATGGCTACCGCTCCGGGGAGGAGAGCAGAGCCGATGGATATCCCCTGGTTAGCTCCAACGATAAGACCGGCAGCCTCTCCGGTCGGGGCGGTCTCTCCCCAGGGATTGCGCTGAGTGATAACACAGGCGTAGGTGCCAACCGGAAGGGTGCTTCCGGCAGAAGTCACCACGCCGGACGAGACCGGAGACGGAATCGGCAGAGTCGGCGGAAGATCGGGGATCTTCGCCCGCGTGCGGAAGATCATATCGCCGATCAATGACACTACTTCGCCTCCAGTATAACTCCGTGCCCGGCCTGTTCGGTCACCATCGGGTAGCTGTCCGGCGGAAGAAAGTAGGGAAGGCCTTCGGAGACATCCCAGTGCTCGCAGAGGACTCCGCCGTGGCCGAGGATTTTGAATCCGGCTTCCTTGACCGCGCGGCAGAAATAGGAATCCTCATTCCCCTGCGCCTTCAGCTCGAACAATTCCTGCTCCTTCATCTCGGCCAAGGGGCGGAATTTATAAGGCTGGTCGTTGATCTCGTCCACGGTCTTGAACCACGGCTTAGGGAGATCGGAGAATAAGGAAGTATCGATCAGCATGCAACCAGCGCCGATGGCGGAGCACTCGAAGACTTCGCCGGATTTCCATTCCCAGAACGGTCCGCTGCCAGATTCGCGGAATACAATCGGTTGTGCCGGATCGGCCTTGATGCAGTAGATACCGCCGATGATTTTGAACAGGGGGTCAGCGAGCTGGCGCTGGCGTAGTTCGTAGAGGAGCTTGTTAACGGCAAAGTGGGGAGGGACGACGTCCTCGTCGAGAAACCACAGGTAGCCGATTTTCTTCTCCAGCGCCTGCTCGACGATAGTAGTGCGAGCATCAGCCACTTCCTGAGACTTGGTGATGAAGTAATGGAGTTTGGTGTTGATCGGCCAGCCCTGAACCGCGAGCGCAATTCCCCATTCTGGAACGGTGGGTTTGCCGCTGAGGGGGATGCCGACCGCAAGCCCCCGGTTGATGACTTTCATGTCCATGTAGATGTCCTCTTCCTAAAAGTTGTGGGGCGAGGCTGTCTAAGCCTGCCCCACTGTACCACTAAGCCACCCTGCAAGGATAAAGATTAGCCGACGGTTCCTGATACCTCCACATCCATGACGGCGGTCGGAGCGGTGCCGCCAAGGGTATAGTTCACATCCACCTCGGTCACATTGATGTCCACCATGAAGGGGATGACGAAATCGAAGCCGGACTCGGACAAAGAGCCGGCAGTCGAGGTGCCGGAATTGGCATAGTTGCCAAGCAGGGTGATGGTCGCCGATGCCAGGGCGCTGGTGATGGCTGCGGAAGTGGACAGAGTGATCTGGCCGGCAGACTGATAGCTGGCCACGGTCGAATAAAGGGGAAGCGTCTGGCCCGCGTTACCGGCTTTCGAGATTGCGATAGCGGCTCCGACCTGCGATGGAGTGAACGGGTTCGAGGCCGAGGTCACTACCTTGAGATTGGTGGTTGCCATCGCTCCGTTGGTGGCAAGCGAGACGCCGCCGGGAGTGACAGAGACGCCGGGGACGGTAGCCACTACAGGATCGTTGATGTAGATGGCGACCACCGAGGTTCCGTCGTCCACGTTAACGATTAGCGACAGGAGAGTGGGGGAAGTGCCGCCAAACTGATAGAGCTTCACCCGCACGTAACCGGAGGTGATCGCCGGCGTCAGTCCGGTCAGGGAGATTTGTGCCTGCACGGTTCCCGAAAGAGCGTTATTGACCGACATAAACAGGGTGTCATTCTTGATCGGCGAGCCGAAGCCGGGAAGGATGCGGGCAATGCTGCGTGAAAATGTCATTTCAATGTCTCCTGTTACTGCATTACGCGATGCTCGTGATGGACAGAGCCGTCCTCGGGTTGACATTAGTCAACTGAAGAACCACAACTACCCTAGAGACTACGACTTCCTGGTTGCTGGCCATCAGCCAGGGGCGGATGATGAAGTATCCGCGATTGTGGTAGTTCATCCAGAAATACTTCGAGTTCCACATCCATCCGGTCCCGGCGGTCGCGTACTGCGAAGCCAGCACGGTGCAGTTGTTGAACCGGAAGTGGTAGCGGATCGAGGTCTGCACCGGCTCTTTGTCGCTCATGTTGTTGATGGAGCGGATGATGGAGGCGGTCGAGGTGCCGGCCTGGGTGAACTGAATCTTGAAATTGCCGTAATCGGTGTTATTCAGCAAGAGCGTGTCAGGCTCGTCGTAACCGAAGACGATGGACTGATAGGCTTGCTCGGCGACGGTCGGTGTTAGGTGAGCGGAGCCGGCGGATACTGAGGTAGCAGGATTCCACGCGGTCGTGGTCGATCGGTTGATGCCCGCGATGGTGTTGTTCTGGGTGCCGATCCACGCCGGAATATTGTCGAGGTCAATGGAGGTATTCTGCGGCGCGGTACCCCAACCCGCGCGGGCCAGTTTAGGGAGGAGAGAGGCCGCGCAAGCTTGCATCTTTGCCTTCACCACGTCAATGGCAGACGCCCCGCCAGAGCCGAGAATGATATCAAGCACTGGAACCGCACAGGATTGGTAGTAAGCGCGCCACACCTGGTTCGCGGGCTGAATGGAATCTACGACGGAGGTATTCAGCACCTGGTCGCCCCAGAACGCGCCGCCGGTCGGTTCCTCCTGAGTAAGGAGCGGAAAGACGAGTTCAGCGCCAGTCACGTGCTTTCCGGAACGCTGGAATGCCCAGTATTCAGGGGACGGATTCAGGACAATGTCGGACATGAATGGGGCGATTTTTTTCTGGCTTATGCTGTCCAGAGTGTTCTGCATGAGCGCGCTAGGACTCTGGATACCAGTACCTGTAACTCCAGCCATATTACCTTCCTTTCAACAACATAGCCGTAAATAGGCTAAAGCGTTGACCATCCCCGCAGGGGGTGATTTTTCTCGTTCGTGTGGACAGTGTCCCCACTTACCTTTAGAACAAATCTGCCTTCGTTCCTACTGAACGATGTCCTCCGGAGTCAGAGTACCGAGTTCAGACAGCATCCGGGCGAGATCGGGATCGGCGGTCACGACGTCTCCCAGGTCTTCGAGGTTCTTGGACGGGTCGATGGTGGTCGCGGCGCGATCGATACGACCCGAGGCGGAAGTGGGGCGGCCACTGGTGGCTAAGCGTCCACGGGTCACGCCTTCCTTGAATCCTTCCTCGCGGGCAGACTTGCGAATTTCTTCGAGATCGTTGGCCCGGGTCAGGTCGAGGATGGCCTTCTCGACCGACGGAAAGCCGTACTCGTCGAGGATTTTCTGCTGGGTCGCATGGCCGAGGACTTTATTCATGTCCCAGTCTTTGTACTGGTCGGATTTCTTCAGCCGTTCGGCGTTGGCGGAAAACTGCCCTTTCCAGCGTTCAGTGGCGAAGATGGTCGCGGCCTGCTTGAGCTGGCCGGAGAGCGTATCATAATTGGCCTTCGCATCTTTCAGTTCTTTCTCCAGGGGAGAGAGACGCTTGCGGACCGGCGCCCAATATTCGGCGGAATCGAAGTCATCGCCAGCGTCAGACGCGGTGCGAACGACGGCGGCGGATGCAAGTTCCTCCTGCTTCTTGGTCAGTTCCGAGAACAAGGTGGCGGACTTTGTGGCTAGCTCCGCCGCGGCCTCACGATCGCGCTTGGCTGCCTCCAGTTGCTCGGACAGCGCCTTCTGCTGTTTCTTGGTAAGATCGCGGAAGCTGCCCAGCTTTACCTTGTTTCCCTTCAACTCAAATTCCGTGTCATCGGGAAGGTCGGTCGTGTTTGCGAGAATTTCTTCGAGGGTCATTTTTTATTCTCCTTAGAAACTTGCCTGCGCCGGCGATCCGCCCTGCTGGGGAGGATTCGCCGCGCCCATGGCGATTGGATTTCTGACCGCCGCGTCCACGTTCCCCGCTTGGCTGATCTCTTTAATCACCCGGTCGAACTGGGGGATCAGCTTTGACAACTGGCCGGAGACGTTCGGCAGCCGTTCCAGATTCTGTACCATCAGCACTGCGCACATCTGTTTCATGGTCTTCAGCTGGCGCAGAAGCATTCCCGGATCCGCGCCCTTGAGTTCCGATACTTGCTGCGCGTAGTCGGATGCTGGATCACCTCCTTGCGGAGAGCCGCCGGCAGTCATCGGGGAAGCCGCTGCGGCAGGACCGCCGCCCGAAGGAGTAGCACCTCCAGCAGTGCGGGCTTGCAGGGCGGCCAGCACGGCAGCTATCGGATTTGGTTGAGCAGACACTTATTTCTTCTTCGTCCCGTCGGTTTCGATGCAATAGACAATATCGAGAGGGTCGGCCAGCTTGCCGCCGAGGCACATGCCGGGAGCCACGCCCGCCATATCATTCGGGGGGACGAGTTCGTCGCCCTCGGCGTCGATGTTCAATGGGCCGAGGATGTCGGGAAGGGCTTTGGTCGGGCGGCCGTAAGTATCTGGGTATCCGGATTTCTTTGCCATTACTTTTTACCTCTCTTCTCCGGCCATGACCGGAATTCTACGTCAGGAACTTCTTCCCCATCCGGCGCGAAGCCGCAATGGTTGGGAGGGAGGTATCCAGCAAGCGCGGGATTATTATCGTACTGCATCCCGGAATATGAATCGATGGCGGGGGACAGAGTGACAAAGCGCCGCTCCGTCTGGAATGGAACCCGGTTCACTCGTCCCCTGGCATCGTCTTGCACGGAGAAGACCCTCATCTTTCCGGTTTACTGCGTTGGACAACTGAAACTACTTACGCTTTCCACGTTTGCCGCCGCGATGCTTTTTCGCCATAGTGTTGCTCCTTTCCGGTGGAGCACCTTCATACTGAAGGGAGCAACCTCCACCAAAACTAAACTTATCGCCGGCGTCCGGCTCGCATCCCCCGGCGTTTGTGCGCCTTTGCGCCAGTCGATCTCATCCCTTTGTCTTCTTCATGGTTCGCCGGATGCTTGTCCGCCATCTTGTGCGGAGGAAATCGTTTCACCTTGCGGGATTTCATGCGTATGCCTCCATGCGGCGGGCGGATGCGAAGTTTGCCGGATCGTTGACGTATTCCATCATATTCAGTGCCTGAGACTTCAGATGAGCGTGAAAGGATGGTTCGTCAAGATGCGCGACGTTACAGTGCGGCTCGAAGAAAGATGGATACTTGCGCCCGTCGACGGCGAACTGGGCCAGCCATTGTTCTCCGTCGCGCCGGAGGACCAGTAGCTCGAAGTTGTGACCGTCCAGTTCGGGATCGAGTGCGCTCACACTGAGAGGAGTAGCAGGGGAGGTTACTGAATAGCAATGTGGGCGTTGGCGTAGTTGGCGTATTCGGAGTAAGGAACGCCAATGCGCCAGTGGCCGCGCGGCTCGCGCCGGAGACGGTAGCCAAGGGTAAGGATGAAGCCGTCGTGGCACCACAGGCGGATGCACTCGTCGGATTTCGAGAACATATCGGCGAGGACGGAGAGGGGGATCCATGCGATGTCGCCGTCGATGCGGATGGGGCGGCGGTAGCGGAGGGGGCGGGTCATGCCACTACCTCTAGCGTCTGCCTATGTGGGCACACTCCAGTAAACCTCATCGCACAGTTACAATTCCAACAAAGAACCCGAAACCCCTCAGGAAAATTATTCTGCTTCAGCCAAGTATAAAAGGCAGCACCGTATCTCTTTATAGATTCTCGGTGCTTGGTTCCTCCACCTTCGACGTGGTCAATGGTAAGAAAGTCAAGCGTAGCTTCAGCACAACAAGCGCATGATCCTCCATAGTGTTGCAACACTTCTATTTTTGTTTTCCTACGATACCCCTTGTATTTCTCTGGATGCTCTCGACAATAACGATTGTTTGATTCGCGCACCCTGTCTCTATTTTTCTCTACCCATTCACGTTTTTTGGTCAACTTCTTATCGCGATTAGCCCAATGGTAGGCGCGGGCAGCGGCGCGTATCTTGTCTGCATTTTTGGCGTAGCATCGCTGATTCCATTCCTTTACCTTGTCGGGATGGGCACGACGATACTCGCGCATATCGGCAATCGACTTGGCTTTCTCTTTAGCGGTTTTTCTTTCCCAAGAAGTCATAAACTAGCGAGGTCTTTTTATTTTAGCCATAGCCGCCAACTCTAGCTCCCTATTTTTTTGTTCGGCAAGCTCGGATGCGTTGGGAATATCTGCTGCTTCTAAAACTGCTGAAGTAGGCAGCATCCCCGCTTTCCCGAGCGCGGCCACAACCGAGCGCATCGCCGAAGCTGACATCACCCGCAGGGAGCCTTCGTCGAGGAATGCGTCGTAGTCGGAGTAGTTGGCAATGGGAGACCATTCAACGTAAGAGAGGTCGCCCTTGTCGGGGACGGCCATCTTGTCGGCGATTCCCTTGTAGCGGGCGTCCACGTAGAAGACGATCTGAGCCAGCCGCTGGAGGGACTCGGCGAGGAGTCGCGCACGAAGGCGGGTCTGATACTGGGACTGCCACAGGGAGGCGTCAAACAGGTCGGGGGAAATGTTGCCCGCGCCTTGTTGGCCCTGGCGGCCCTTCGAGAATCCCTGAAGTTCGTCCTGGAGGGCGAGTAGGGACGCCGGAAACGTCATCATGTGCTGCGGCAGGGATTGAGGGTTGAGCACCACCGGGGGCTTCGAGTTCGGATTGATCATCAGGATTTCGCCGGGAAGCCAGCCGATGGCTTGCGGATCAAGACCGCAATTGGTCTCCAGAACGATCACGCCGTTATTAGTGCGGATGATGTTCTCGGTGAACTGGGCGTAGAGGCGCTCAGAAAGGTTCTGGAGGTCGCGGGTGAGTTTGATCGGCGGCGGCCCCCAGATATTGTGCAGGGTGGGCATCGCGGACAGGCGAACAAGGGGAAATGTGCCCCGGTCATCGTCAGGAAGCTGCGGGCACCAGTTGTTGCCGTCGGCGAGAATGATCTGTTCACAGTCGGTAATCCAGCGGCCGTCCGGATAGGTGTACTCGAACCGGGGATGGACCAGCAGCCGGGAGATGGCCTTCGAGCCGAGATTCTCCTCTACTTTCTGCCGCGTGTTGTCGAACAGGTAGGTATGGCGGACGCGTACGCGGTTGGAGCGGAAGATTTTCGTCTGCGGCGATTCTCCCTGCTGCGACAAGGGGGAATACTCCGGGAACTCCAAGGAGCCTTCCTGGAGACCGTAGGGATCGGCATCGCCGGACTGGTAGACGCGGGGCCGGACGAACCGTCCGTGCTCCGGCCACTGGCGGCGCACGTCATCGATATACATCCAGTCCCACCACTGTACCCATGACCAGTCGGCTTCGGAGGTGGAAAAAGGATCGGGGGCGACGGTCTCGGGATCGCGGGATTCAAGCCAGGTGCGGCCCTTGCCCCGGCGCGCGTTCGGCTGGAACCCAACCTGGAGCCATCCGAGGTTAGTGAGCATGGCGTTGATGGTGGCGAACAGAATGCGGTTGTTGTAGCAACCCTGGCGCCAGTTGGCCTGGTAGTATTTCTCCCTGGCTTCGTCGCGTTTACCCTCGGTAGCGATAAATATCTTAGGAGAGGAATCGGTGATATCGGTGGCTTCGTTCAGGACAAGAGTCTGGAGTTTGGGAATACGGACGCGGGGCCGGAATGAGGGGAAGTTTCCGATGTCGTCGTCGAGGGAATAGAACTCCTTGACTTCTCGGAAGTAGTCGCGGCCCAGGTGCTTATCGCGCTGGGCCAGGGAGACTCTCTCCAATTCATCCAGTTGGCGGCAGAGGGCGCGGTCGGCGTCGTTGGTGAGAGAAGCGGAGGAGGATTTCTTAGTGGTAATAATTTTATCGTAACCCACAAACCCGAAATTTGGCCCCGCGCTCACTGAATCGGCTCCGTTTCTTCCAGGGGAACATGCGCACTGAGCCATTCCGCGATCTGATCCCCCGGCATCTCGCCGCCGGCAGTGTCGGCCTTGCGGAATTGCTCGATGTCGATCAGCATTCCAACCATGTCCTTGGCGGTAATGAGGCCGGAGGATACGAGGACGGAGGCGTTTCGGGATACTTTGTCTTCAAGGTCGGTCCACGCCTTGTTACGGCCCTCGCGGCGCAGGTCGGCGAACTCGCGGAAGACTTCTTCGAGGACTTGGGCGGCGTTGCGGACAAGGTGGGCATCCGGTCTCAGCCCTCTAAGGGAATCGTTTCCACTCTCTGTCTCGACAGAAATTCCCGGCGAATCCGGGCCGCGTTCGCCAGGGCGATCCCCCGGCGTTCGATTCCGGCGAGTTCGGCCTCGCTTCGCGGGCGGGTCGCTGACGGCGGAGGAGAGGTAGCTGGCGGACTGGGTGCGGGATGAGACGGAGATGGACTCAACGGGTCCTGCGGAGATGCGGGAGCTGGCGCCGTCAACGGCCATACGGCAAGGTTCCTCGTACCGAATCGTAGCACAAGTTCGTCGGATTGCAAGTTGGTGTCTTCGGTGACGTAGGGAGGCGCGTCGGCGGACTGCATCTGACGCAGGTGGACGAGGGGAATGCGGAGTTCCCCGCCGCCGCGTTCGAGACAGAGTGCGCCGAGCAGGCAGGTGAGGTAGTGGATGCGGGATTCGAGGGAACGGTCAGTGGGAGGCATCAGTCATCTCCGGTTCTAACGCCGAACAATTCGTTCATGGTAACGTGAGCCGCCTGGTCAAGCATCCACTTGAGTTCACGGTAAGTACAGTTGGTCTTTACTGTGATCGCATCCTCGGATTCCAGCAGGATGACGACCCGTTGCGCTTTTTCTACTGCCGCAAGCGCCTGCATCAGGACTTCCTGCGGAGGCTTATCGCTGGTATCTATGCCGCCCATCAGACGACTCCTAAAGTTTCCCGGCAGCGTTTCTTCATCGCCGCGCTGCCCGAACCACGAAAGATGTTGGCGAGGTCGCCCTTCAACCATTGCGTCGTATCAGGCTGTACGCGGAGCTTCGATAGCGCCGACGATGAGCGATCCTTGTCCATGACGTTCGCGGTGAACGACATGATGTTCGGGGGAGGATACTGGGAAGCGGCGACGACGGCCAGCATGGAGCTTATAAGGATATCATCATGGCCGTATTCGACCTCCCAACGCAGGCCGCCGGACAGAGTGCAGAGATCCATCTGGCGGATCAGTTCCTCGTCCTTGGGACGGAGGCCGCCGGGGAGGTTCTTCATCCCGTCGCGGAGTTTTCCACGGAAGGTCGAGAAGAGGAGATCGCGGGTGCGGGAAGTGGTTTCCCAGCCTTGGGACTTGGAGCGGGCAGCGGAAGCCACCTTGTCGTCCTTACCCTTCCAGATGTAAATATTCGGATAGAAATATTTATCGCGGAGAGTGTTGTTGCACCATAGGCCGAGATTGCCGGTGAGTTCAACAATCACCATCGCATTGTTGTACCAGCGGCCTATCTTGTCCACGTTCTCGGCCAGTTCAGGAATGGAGATTTGGTTGGAGGCGAAGCGGGCCGCGATATCTCCGGTGGAGCCGTTATAGACGGTGATAGCCTGAAAGTCTCCGGATTCGATGCCACGGGAGCAATCGACGCCTACATAGTACCAGGCGCGCTCAATGGGGAGTTCCCAGATCAGAGTGGGGTAGGTGGCGCGGGATTCTTCAAGGACGATCTTGCCGCCGGAGCGGGCCAGCTTTCCCTTATTGATCGGGGGGGCTTTGGTCGAGACCGCGTAGTTGATTTCCTGCGGGGTGAAGGCAGGGTCGCCGGTGGCGATGAAAGCTACCTCAGGCGTGTTGTGAGAGAGAAGTCCGTTTGCACAAAAAGCGTGCATATCTTCGATGGTTACATCAAATACTTCCTGCTCTCCTGCACGCTCTATACTCACCACTTCGTCTAGATATTCAATCTTGGCGCGGCGGGTATGGTTTGTCCATCGCGGCTGATAACCCTTACGGCAATTCTTCCGCTCGCTGATGAATCCGATCTCTCGATTGAAAATTATAGACTCCTCTGTTCGAAGATCAAGAGTGTTGGCCATTCCTTTATTTTTTGTCTTTCTACTCTTGACTCGGCTGGTGATTCCAAACCCCAACAGGAGAAACTGAACGTCTCGCAGAAATTCAGGATACTTGGAAAATAATGACACTCGTGGCTGCCCGTATCCATTGAATCCATCGGACTCAAACAGTCCGCGCAGAAATTCACGCACTACTTCACGAGGAGACCGCCAGATACAGGGAGGAACACACACTTTACGAATCGTCCTATCGTGACCTCTCTGCTCTCTCAGAATACCTAGATGATTAGCGTACTCCCTAAATCCGGTTCGGGTCACTCTCACATCCGAACATCCCTTTTTACTCCCAGTCTTGCGGGTCTGGTGCGCTCCAAAAAATTGATCAAACAGAAACTCAACATCTCTAACCACATCCTGATCAAGACCGCAGCACGCAATAGAAATCACATTGCAAGAGTAGGAACCGTCTCCCATGAAGTATCCGAGAAACCTCCCTAACTCTGGAGATACCGTGATTGAATGTTCCGACATCACCATGTCACACCAATGAACCACATCGTACTGGCGAGAGAAGGTAGGACGAGCGAGTCTGATCTTCTTGCCCACTGAATCACATAACCGGAGAAGATTTCCGTTCTCATCAATCATCGGGTGATTTCCGGTTCCGATGATTTCTCGTCCAGCTGCGGTGGTCGCCTTGACTACTTCGTGGACTCCCTGAGAGCTGTAGTATTTTATTTTTCCGCTCTCGGTGGTGTAGTTGGCGCGAGCTTCCCGAATTGGAATGATGCCAAACTCTTCGGTGGAAATGCGGGTGTCTCCGACTAGGCACCAGGGATATTCCTGCGCGAACTTCTGGTCTGAGCCGTCGCATTCGCCTTCGAGCACCATTCGCATCCATGCGACCTGAGCGCGAGTGCAGGAGAAGGGCTTGGCCATGAGTTCGCGTTCCAGGTCGGATGCGGGAGCGTCTTCGGCTTCGAGTTCATCGCGGACGCAGGCCGGGTCTTGCAGCCAGGAGAGGAAAATTGGAGTGAAGCCGTTCCATTTCGGGGGGCGGGTGTTGGCACGCACCCAGAATTCATAGAAGGTCTGGCCAATACCGGTGCGGCCGAAGGCGGTGGATTCCAGGATTACGGCGGTGTCAGGCGCCTTGCTAACTGCCGGAAGCATTCCAAGAAAAGAATCAGCTCCAGGATATTGCGCAGCCTCCGAAAGATGAAGAAAGGTGAGAGTCAATCCACGACCGCCGCCAACACTTCCAGCAGTCGCAATGTCCAGATGGGAATCACCAGCCGCGTGATTGAAAATGATCTGGCTGGCGCGGACATCGCAGCATTTAGTCTTCTGGTTGAGTTCGAGCGCAAGGTCTCTGGGGACACGGAATAGTCCTTTCTGGCTGACATCTTTCAAATGGGCGACGATCAACGCGTGGGCTTGGGCGCGGGCGAGGCAGTGGCAGAAGGCCAAGGCGTCGAAGTAGGAGGACATACCGACGCGGCGCGACTTGAGGACAATATTGCGTATCCATTTATTTTTCTCGTAGGCACGCCGGGTCAGATCATGTGCCTTGGCTTGGTTGGGATTGAAGATGAACGGGACGGAGATATTTTTTTCCCGATCTTTTATTGAAAGCTTTTGTAGCAGCGCTCTCGACCTATCCAAGTTCACGTGTCCTCCGAAAACGAACCCGTGCCGTTGATGGATTGGTAGATAACATTAGTGCCTCGACAATCCAGAGACCGTCCTCGCCAACTGATAGCCATGCGTGTAACAGAGCATCGAGCAGCACACGGCCGGTTCGGAGACACGCACGCCGTCCTTGATAATAAATGCCCCATCGTCGCGGAATACCCATTTACCATCGGGAATCTGGCCACGGCACTGGGCAACGACTGATTTCGCCACCTTGGATTTGTGGAGCTGGGCCCAGCAGGTGAGCATCCGGGGAGCGGTGGTCTGCCGGCGGAGCACGATCTGCGAGGCGGATTCATAGGCGCGCTTGAAGTCGGATAGACAGGCGAGCGCCCGCGCCAATGGAGAATGCTCCCAGTCGATGTCGTGGTAAGTCGCGTCTTTGGTCACCTTGCCGTGGGGGATCAGGTGGGAGGCGCGGGACTTGCGGGGGCGTGCGTTGGGACGGGGGGTGGAGAGGGCGACGGAGACTTTCTCGTCCTCGCTCAGCACCACGTCGGCGACAGGAGACTTAGTGGTTATCGGTTCCGCTCCAGCCTCGTCTAATTGTTCAACGGCCTTGCGTTCTCGCGCTTCGGCCTCGGCGATTGCGGAATCGATGATGTCAGCCATGCGACTCCTCTACGGCAGGATTCTTGTCTGGGTATTCCAAGAATTTCTGCTCGCCACATTTGGTGCAGTAGAGAGAGCGTACATAACTAACCCCCTGCCTGCCTTCTGATTCAGCCACAACAAAATTGTGGCCAGCTTGTTTACAGTGTATCTGTCCGACTTCATTCATACGCTCACACTCCTTCTTCCACGATAAAATTACAAAACAGGTAGCGCGTTCGGACTTCGCAGGCGATGATCGGATAGAACAGTTCCGGATTACCCCATTGTTTCATCACGCACTCACCCGCCTTCTTCCCATATCGAACATCTTCGGTCGCTGGGCCATCTCACGCTCTTTCGCCGAGGCTTCCTGCACCTTTTTCACCTGGTTCGCCCAGCGCGCATGGTCAACCGTGCGGGGACGGGAGACCGCCCAAAGGAGATGGCAGGTGGCGCAGGTGAACATGTAGGATTCGTCGGTTTCTCCGAGAAGGCGGAGCTGGGAGCGGGGACATTTCCCTTCTCGAAAGTTGGGGCATCGGGGAAGATTCACGTCCGTTTACTCCCGCGAACCTGATTACGCATCGGATGCCTCTTCTCGTCGTCCTTCTGCCACTTTCGCATGTTGTTAAGTTCCACGCGATCTTCAGCGGGAGTCTGATTGGGGTCTCCGATGTGGCGACGAGGAGAAGTCTTTTTGGGATGATTAGGCATTGTCGGGGTCCCTGAGATCGTCGAACACCCGGCGATTGACTTCCTCCACTTCCTTCTTGGGGTGATCGGGATCGTCGAGCACGATACGACCGGATTCGATGTCGATCGGGTCGGGCAATCTGTCTGAAGGCGGCTTGGTCATTTCTGTTTCCTCTCCGTCATCGAGCGGTCGTCGGTCGCCAAGGCCCGGCAGTCCCGGTTGGGGCATCTCTCGGGAGGAGTGTCCCCGCGCGGAAGCCAACGCCAGTCGCAGCAGGTGCAGCGCCAGGCGCAGGTGGTGATGGATACAATCATAGTCCAGCGTGCCCCGCATCCGATAGCATCCGTTTTAATTCTTCTTCGTAGAGCGCTTGGGATTCACGCCATGATACTTCGATGTGGGACACGAGGTCGGCTTCAGAGACCAGGCGCCATAGCCATAGGGGAACCCAGTCTCGCTTGGTGAATAGTCGGCGAGGGTGACGCTCGATCATTACTGACTGGGAGTAGGGGAGGTGGTCGCGTTCCATGAGATAAGGGTCTCCTGCTACGAGAGGTATAACACGAGATGGCAGAGTGCGCCAAGGGAATTATTTCTCCTCGGGCCGCCGCATCACGAACAGGACGTCATCCTCCAGTTCCCCGACGCGCATCAACTCCTTCGGCCACGGCTGCGGGGACTCCTCGACCAGCCGGCGGTGCCCGGACTCGGGCGGCTGCAAATCTTCAATCACGTAGTAGCCGCCAGGAGCCAAGGACCAGCCAAGGACGGACAGCGACAGGAGTTGGTGGGCCAGGAGATGGGATCCGTCATCGACGATGAGGTCGCAGGGTCTTACTTCGACCGCGATACGCTCCAGATCGATCCGCTGTGACTGGTCGCAGTAGTAACACCTGATGCGCGACGACGAAAGGAAGGAGGATTCGTTGATGTCCACCCCGATGATTTCAGTGGAGGGGAAATAATCCGCCCACATCCGCAGCGAGGCGCCGTCGTCTATGCCGATGCCGATCTCCAGTACCCGCTTCACTGACTCGCGTCGGTCACTGAACAGGGAGTGGTAAGTGGGAGTGTAGTTGTGCCCGACGGGGGCGTGGTGGCAGGGGACGGCGGAACATTTATCGGCGCGATAGCGGATGGCCAGATTGCAGAGGGGAGTGGTCATTGGAGAACACGTTTCCTTTCCCGCTCAAGAGAGCAATGCTCAGAGTGGGTTAGTAGCTGCATGTGATCTGGATTCTGACACAATTTATTTCGACACTTATGGTCTATCTCAAGGCCGGGAGGTATCAACCCGCGCCTAGATTCGTAGGCAAACCTGTGGGCAAACACCTTTCGCTGGCCAACGCTAAACTTTCCATACCCTCCGCGTTTGTACCGCTGGCCTCTCCATGCCCAGCACTCAGATTTAGAGAGAACAGCTACCTTGCTCCAGAATCTAACCTCTGGAGATGGCCGGGGATGAATATAGAACTGCCGTTGGCACTCATGAGAACAGTAGGTAGTAGCTCTCCAACGTTCGATTGGGAATGAACATACACGGCACAACCCCTTCGTAATTTTCCGATGAGAGCGAAGCACGCCAAAGTGTAGCACCCCATTAAGAAAAGTCAAGTGGGCTTTTATACCAAACTAAAACAGGGTAGGAGTTTATAGGAGCGTTCCTCGCGCGCAACGTTGGTCGGACGCTCGCTTCCTCGACCATCCCCTCGCGTTTTCGCGCATGGGTGGGTAACGTCCCTGGGAGGATTACATTGATGCGCGTCTATATAAAGGAGGTGGCACACGTCGGCGGGCCGGCGCCATCGGGTATAGCTCGGAGTGATAGCGGTACTGGTCAGAATAGCTGTCGCGTGGGAGGGAAGGAGGCCGGCGTGGGCGGTGAGGATGTTTCCTTCGCCTCACGCCGGCGCGCGACGTTAGCCATGAAAGCCGCGTGAGCTTCAGCGGCAGGGACGCGACCTTGCTTACGGATGGACGCGTGCGCGTGGAGTGCTCCCTTGCGTGCGCGAGCTTTCCTCGCTGTTTCTCGCGTAAACAACATGCGCCCATGCTACGCCAGCCTGTGCAAATCTGCACGATATTGAAAATGAATTTCAATTTCAATATAAGTTGTTGATTCAATGGTTAATAAACACCATTGACAAACATCATCATAATCATCATAATCATCACATGAAGCGTACTCACCCATGCAAGTGCAAGCGATGCGGGCACGACTGGAAGGCCAGTAAGACAGAGCCGAAGTCGTGTCCGGCCTGTAAGCGGTATGACTGGAATAAATAATCTGGGATGGAGGGTATGAGGATGACGCAGCACACAATCAAGATGTACGGCGAGATTAGCGGACCTATATGGATGCCCGCTGTGGATTGCACCAAGGAATTCAATGTCAAGCTAGTACGCATTCCGCGCAATGCTGACACGCGAGTCGCACACTCACATGGTTGGCCGATGGAAATTTCAGTTCTTCGGGATGCCCTGCTCACCATCACTAACGATGGAGACTTTCAGAACGCCTCTATTACGTGGGCTGTGCTCGAAGTATCACAGCGCAAGGGCAACAAGACGATCACGCGGACGTGGGAACTGCGAGGCAAAGGCGAGAACGCGGATTGCTTCGCGCAAGCCTAGGAAACTCTCTTGCTCTGCTTCCGGCCTCGCAGCTTGGAGCGGAGTTGGATGGTTTCAAGGGAGGGAATATGCGACAAGTTTCTAGATGGCTTTGGACTTCAAACGCACACCCGATACCAAATCACGGATTCTCGTTTTCGCAACCAGTAAGCGCCATCAAGGCCAGGCAACTAATCCGCCAGGTTTGGGTAGACAATGGACCGGCTCGCCGTATGCCATCCGGCTTCAAACTGTCCGCCCCTGTCACGCAACTGCTGCGAACAGAGTCTAATGGTCCATCTATAAAGACCGTAGATGGTATTGACATTCTCCCGTTCAAGGTGATGCGCTAATGGATTCTCAAATCACATTCCGCATCGACCAGGCGACCAGGGACAGGATTCAGGAGCTAGCCGATGCGCGCAAGTGGACTTTTAGTCAGATGGCGAGGGAGTTGTTAGAACAGGCGCTGGCGCAATTCATGGAGGAGGCAAGGCGATGACGTACACAAATAAGGGAGAATTATCTGATCTAAATCTCACCAATAATCAGTGGCATTACGTTGAGAACGCCAGCAACGGCGGTCTTAGATTTTCTCTATCAGAAGCTGGCGAACGTGGCGAGGATGATTTTTACGAAGCGATCCGGCAAGAGTTGGCAAAACGGAGCAATGCGCCGCACTTCGTGAGCGAAGCGAAAAGCGGGGAGGTGGGAGGGTGACATTCGAACAGGCAATGACGAAGCTAGAATCCGACCGCAAGGCCATCGAGCAGGCGCTAAGCGGATTGGAAACCGTCAAGGGGTTGCACACGATGGGCGAAGGACGACAGAGCCGTAAACCTATTCGCTTCGGTGCGCTGCAACCTTCGTAAGCAGATGCAGCAGTAACGTCCGGGCACGCGGCGAGGTTCGGGGCCGCTGGGGAGGATACGACAATGAGCAAGAAACATTTTATCGCACTTGCAGATGCTATCCGGTCGCACAATGAATACGCTGTGCGTGATGCCAACACTACACCGTTTACTCACGAGCAGATGATTACCCTCGCGGAGTTCTGCCGCGATCAGAACGGCAGATTCAACCGCGAACGCTGGCTCGGCTACATCGCTGGTACTAATGGCAAGAACGGCGGCGCAATCAAGAAGGCCGCATAGGGCTAAGATGCGCTCGGGGAGGGCGCGGGAGATGACGCAGGCCACGGCAACATTCGACATCAAGAAGTTCAACGTAAAGGAATTCGACCGCATCCTTGCTTGTGGTCTCAGCCACGGCCTAGGTAAACGCGACGGCCAAGTGTGTATCGAAGCGGCCATCTGTCAGGTCATGGGATTGCCGCATGGGGATGATCCGGGATGTGTGGCGGAATCGGTCAGGCGGTACAAGATTCGGCTGAATGACGGCAATTGGAGTTCGCCGCAAGCGCGGGCTGAGGGATTGCACGATCTAGGACTGGCGCAGCTGGGGAGCAAGGGCGTGGTCAAGGATGAGGAGTTCGCCGCGAAAATGGCCGAGAAGACGATTCGCGTGCTGATTCCGGCGCTGTTTCGGGATGTGCTCGGGGATAAGCCGGATTGTCTAGAAGCGGCGAAACGATGCGAGGATGAAGGGACAAGGGAGGCAGTTTTGGCTGCGAGGCATGTGGCGAGATACGCCGCCGCCAACGCCGCCGCCGCCGCCAACGCCGCCGCCTACGCCGCCGCCGCCAACGCCGCCGCCGCCGCCAACGC